TCCAACAGCAACGTGTCCAGCGTGGTGAGTACGTGGACAGGGAGCCAGATGTGCAGGTCCGCCATCGGGATGGGAGACTTAGGCCTTCCTCTTTTCTTCGGCATCACGCCCTCTTTGTTTAGCAATATCACGGAGAAGTTCGAGGTCCTCGACCGGACAGTCACGCTCGAACTGGTTATACACGAGGGAAAGCATATGCAGCATCCCTGCGAGGAAATGCCAGATTTCCGGATCTGGGTCGTATGATAGCGCCATCTGCCACCTGGGAATGATGATGTTAACTAGCATAAACGACGGAGTTTGATATGAGGTTAGGCTAGACATGAAGGACTTCCCCCGGATACGGAGTCCGCACGGTGTCGTAGATGATCCAGATTGTTCTCGGGAACGGATCAGTGGGATCACCGGCTTCCCCGTCCGTGAGGACAATAAGGTAATCCGGCTGGACCCGGTTGGCGTACTCGACTGGCCCGGAAAAGCTGGTTCCTCCTCCGATCTGCGGGCGGAAGTTCAAGGGCTCGTGAAGGGAGACGATTTTGGTCTCGACTATCTGGTAGTTAAACGTCACGATGTGGAGCTTTTCCACGAGGAGACTCTTGCGAAGTTTGTCGAGATCCGTCATGATTCTCCCGACTCGAGGGCCGGGCATGGAACTGGACACGTCCACCGCTGCGACAAGGGTGGATACTCCCTTCGTCGTGTTGGAGGGGGCGTATATACCGCTGGACAGGAGACGGGTAGCCGGACGATTCCAGGTGGAGTCCGTTCGGACGTTCGAGAGCATGATCTTTCCGAGGACTGCTCTCCAGTTCACATCCGATGCTGGTCCGAAGTCTGCGAGCACCGCATCAATCTCGGGGCTGTTCCCAGGTTCATTCCCGGTGAGGGGTTTTTGCATCCCGCTGAAGATGTTACCCCTTTGCGCCCGCTGGTTAAGAATCGCTGCCTTGAGATTGGATTGGGCTTTCTTCTTCCCCTGCTTCGTGGGAGGGATAACGTCCTGACCACCAGCTGATTCGAGGATGAGCGCGGTGTCTACCTTGTTATCAATGAGCCACTCGTACACCTCTTCCGGGGACGGGAGGATGGGGGTATCTAGCTCCGGGGGCAGGTACTGCCCCCTCGGGGGAAGCTCAATCCCCCGCCTCTTCGCCTCGGTGTTGATGCACATATCGCAGGCGACGTTAAAGATCTCCTGATCCCGGTGCCCGCACCGAAGCGGGTGACCGAGGAGTACGTGCATCAGCTCGTGGTACAAGAGCCCCTTTCGTTCCTTGGGGGCGAGTTCTGACCAGAACTTGGGGTTGATGTACAGGTTAACCCCGTCAACCCCTGCGGTTGGAATCTCCTCCGTACCGATGACGTAGAGGTACTGGAGGAGGAAGAGGGATTCCCCGCCGAGTTGGGGCTGATGCCCGTCCTCTGCCACGTCCCCGATGTAAGGGTACAATGGCAGGGATTTGCGTCGAGAGTTTCTTATAATAGCCATTGTCCCATCTCCACTTTGAGTTTCGGGTCCGTAAGGTGGGAGAGGTAGAGCTGAACGTAATCTTTATTCAGCCGTTCGAGGAAGGCCACGTCTTGGAAGCTGGTGGCGCTCGAGGCCGTTGCGGCGAGGTTCTTCACCACGAGCGCGACTTCTCCGGCTTCGGGCAAGGGGATCTTCTGCGGGTTCGCTCGGATTTCCGAGGGGGAGATGCTTCCCTTGCTGAAGGATTCCACGAAGGTGCTCGCGGCCAAGGGGCCAATCACGCTGGTTGCAAGGGCCCGGATTTGCTCGTGGGTTACGTCCTTGGGTGTTGCAGCAAGGAGGCTGGAGAGGAACGCCCAGGTACGAGGGGTCGGGAACACGGTCTGGGACGAGTCCGAGTTATCGTACAGGAACGAAGGTTTGGATTTGAGGAACTTTATAACCCGCGTGTCGATCCCGTGCTCATCTGCCCAGGTGAACCAATCGTCAGGGGAAGGTTGAAGGGTGAGCTGCACCATCCGATTACGGAGGGGGGAGGGCAGCTCATACACAAGGCTGTTGTCCGTGACCCGATTGCCCGCTGCGATAACGCACCACCCCGGCGGGAGGGATACATCCCCAATCTTATGATCGAGGAAGAGCTGCATCGCCGGGAGGATGGTGGCGGGTTGCGCGCTGGTGATCTCGTCGATGAAGAGGAACCCGAAGGGGGTGTCTGGGACCATGAAGGAGGCCGGGGCCCAGTGCGTCACCCGAATACCTCGATGCTCAACGGTGTAGGGAATGCCGCGAAAGTCCACGGATTCCATCTGCGGAGCATTGAGGGTTACGAGAGGGACTTCCCGCTCCTTTGCAATCTGCCCAACGAGATCAGTTTTCCCGATTCCGGGCGGACCCCAGATCATCACGTTCCGTTTCGCTGCAAGCGAGGTACGGATCAGGAACGTCGCGTCTGGAAAGCGAAGGACCGGAGGCTCACCGAGGTTGGTTATTGGAGTTGCCATGTTGTGAAGGTTCCAAAGGTTGAGGTTACGAAAACAAACTGTACAATATGTAGCCGTACCCCATGAGTTCGAGCACGGCTACATACAGGTCCATCGTGGGCCTATCCGAAAAAGGACTTCAGCCCGGCGTACAGGTCCTTGGCCTGCTGCACGTCGAGGTTGAAGATATCTCCCCTTCCTGTCTGGATAGAAAAGTAGATCGTCTTACCGGACGTGGGGAGGGTAACGGACTCGACGCCGGGTTGCTGGGTGCCGTTTCCTTTGTGCTTGACTCCTTTCGCCTGTGGGAACTTGGAGAACCAAGCTTCACGGAGTTCTGGGGAAACGGAGCTGGGCCCGGCCATAGGCCGCCTCCGACGAGGGTGGATGTGGGCTTTCCCCTGAACACGACGAGCGAACTTGGTGAAGTTCCCTTCGTGGCAGGTGGGGAGAAGTTCCTTGAACATGGAGGAGAATGCGGCCAGTTCCTCTTCGTTCCAGAAAATGCGGTGGTTGGCTGCTTTTTTCATGGCTTGACTATGACCTCACTGAGGTTGATCCCGGCTTTGCGGAACAGGTGGTGAGGCGCCGGGCACGGCCAACCACCTGTGTATAACTCCTTGATTTCGGGAGTCGAGGGGAGGGTGAGAACCATACAGGACCCCTCGAACACGTTGACGCGCGATGCACGGGAGACACGGCGCCGGACGGGCTTCGCCGTCCAGATACGCCAACAACCCTCGACCGGGTCGTATGTAAGCTGGAGTTCTGTCATGCTCTGGGTTGGTTTCATGAGAATATCCATTTAATGAAGGTGATGATGGGACTGCCCGATTCGAGGGCGCCAAGCCAGGCTCCGAAGATGATTAGCCCGACGATGGTACCTCCGATTGTGATGAGGGTATCTTTCAAAATAGCCTCCCTTGCGGGTCAGGTTCAACGAGGGCATCGAAGGCGCTGTGCGCGAAGCGAACCTTATACGCGCACTCGACGCAGATGGGAACCTGGACGTTGACCAGCTCATGCGCGTATTCTAGCGTGGTGAGGTCAAGGTATTCCCGGATCTCGGGGGAGATGTGGGAGAGGCGACGAAGCCGCTTATCCCCACGAGTGCTGATCTCCGCGAGCATACGACCCGCGAAGTGGGTGCTGGTCCCCGCGCATTGACGGCAATGCTGGACCTCAAACAGGTCCGTGATTGCGTGGACCTGCCAGCGATGGGGGACGGGAAATGCTTTCCCCGTTGGCCGGGGTTTGGGAGCGGGTTTCGGGGGGCTGGGTGCGGCGGCGAGCAACCGGTCAAGATCCTCGATGGTAAGGATCTCAACATCCCCGCGTCGGTTTTGTTCAGCCAGCTCTTCGATCTTCCGCATACGGGCTTCTTCTTCTCGAAGCTGCTCATCCGTAGGTTCGGTTATTGCTGGATCCATGTCAGGTGGTCCTTTTTGGGCGGGTTAAACTCGGAATTGATACGACATTATATGTCATGATTCGCCAGGTGTCAAGAACATCTTTCAAACTCCTACACGCTTCCCCTCACATACGGGAGGAGTTGGATCACCGTATCCTGCGCGTGGAGCCGGGTATCCTTCCTGAGCAATCGGAGGGGTTGTCGAATCTTATAAGGTTCCGACACCGTTTGTCGCAAAGGAGTCCATTCTCCTGTTGCCGGTTCAATCACCACTTGCTGTACAATAACCCTCACATACACCGTCATTTCTTTTCTCCTCTTTGATCCGCCGGGATATACTTCCCTTCACTATCAAACCACTCCGGGTGGTCGAGCATGGCCTGGGCCTTGGAGATACTCGTGGGCTTGTGGGTGCCGGGCTCAGGCCGGCTTTCAGCCGGGCCGGGTTCGCGTTTCGCGTCTGGCTCCAGATACTTCGCGTAGAAAGCATCCTCTTCCTCCTGGGTAGGAGGGAGCCTCACTGTCCCATCCATTGCCATGCCGGTTACAGGCGCCGGTGGAGGGGCCGTTTCCCGCATGATTCGAGTGGCGGTCTCGGGGGATACTCTGCCGATCCCATAGGCCCGCTTCAAATCCGTCACCACGACCTTTGCTGGATTGTCCGGCTTGTACCTGAGGTCGATCCGCGACAGCGGTTCACCCAACGGCCCACGAATCGACAACCTGAGATTATCGAGGGTCTGATCCTGCGTAGTCGCCACGAAGTAGGTTTTCTCAAACTGCCTCCGCCATTTGTAAAATGCACTTCGCCAGCTATGCGCCGCAGCATGATCCATCAACGGACTCTCCCAAACCACCAGCTGGGGATTATCCTTAAACGCCCGATAGACCACATCAAATTCTTCATGCGCCAGCCGGAGTTCCTCGTAGCTCAGTTCCTTGAAGAATTCCTCCGGTTCAGGTTTCTTTTTCACGGGCTGTCCCTTTCATTGGTAAGTCGTACATCAATCTATCAATCTATCGGAATCCGTTGGGGTGCCCCACCCGTTCTCGCAAGTCCAAGGGTTTTTTAATTTTTTTTATTTTTTTTGAAAACGCTTAGGAGAACCAACACCTATGGGGGGATGGGGTGGGGTGGCGAATCCCGATAGATTGATAGACCGATGTACCACTATGGTTAAAAAAGGGAGGATCGTAAAGATCCTCCCAACCCGCCTCGGGTTAAAGCTCGATTGCCCGCGGTTCGGCTTTCTCCGCAGCCGTGCGAGCGCGTTCCGCCCGGATCTCGGCAATCGCAGCCGCAACCGCCGGGAGGGCACGCCAGGCTTTCCGCTTCGCGTCGTCCGCATCTGCGACTTTTTGCTGGACTTCGAGCAGATCCTTCCCGGTGACTCGGGCGATTGCTGCAGCCAGCTCGGTGGTACGGGGCTTGGCCTCGCCTGCAGCCCGCGCTGCACGCCACTGACCAGCAACCAGCTGATCCCAAACCTGGCTCACGCTCGCCTTCGCAGCCGCGAAGTCTCCCTTCGCACCGGCATAGCTGTCCCCGAGCTTTTGCATCAGCCCGTGAAGGCTCAGCGTTTTGATAATCTCCTGGGGGAGCTTGCTCATCTCGAAGTCCATGCTGGTCCCATCACCGAAGGTGATCGAGCCTTGCATCGTCTCAACATCATATTCCTTCTCCGCAAACTTTGCGGCTTTGCTATCATCACTCATTGTTTTCTCCAAGGTTGGCGTGATCGAATGACCACGATTCATTATAACCGCGCCCGGCGATTTGTCAAGGACACTATGCATGATTCGGCTCGGGCGCCAGGGGCCAAGGCGCTAGGCACGGCGGGCGCCACATGGGCGCCACTAGGCACCCTCAAAGGGTGAAAAAATCCCCCCTTCCGGGGGGATTGATCCTGGTTATTGGAAGTCTGCGGCGAGGGCTTCGCGGTCCGCGTCCTTGGACTTGTTGGCTTGTTCGGCCAACCTGCGCGCTTCGATCTGTTGCATCGTCGCGGCGACTGCGGGAATCGCTGCCCATTTCTTCATCTGCTCGTCCGAGGCTTGGAACACTTGTTCCTCGACCTTTTCGAGGGCCTTGCCGGTCACCTTGGCGATCGCTTCCGCAAGGAGGCTTTCATCCAATCCGGTATCGTTCCACTTGCCCCGGATCAGGTTCCGCGCGATACCTTGCGCGTTCCGGATGAATTCGGGAAGTTCCTTCCCCGCTCCCGCGTCGATCAACTTTTGGTAAACCCCGTGAACGAGACCTTTGGATTTGATCCCGTCCGGCAAGGTTGCCGTATCGACTTCGACGACCGTGCCCTCGTTGAACACGAGCCGCACCACGGTTCCGATTTTGGAACCCTCGTACTTCTTCGCGCTTTTTGCCATGTGTTGAATCTCCGTCAGGTTGCGTACCCATGTGGGTACATTTCCATTATGGTACCTGACGGTAAAAAGTCAAGGTGTCCATATTCACCAACCGAATCAATGGGTTACCGACCTGCCCGGCCCCGCCCCCATTCGACCCCTAGGCACCCCCTAGGAACCCCTCCTCGGGGAACTATAGCAATCTCGGAATATACTAGTCTAATTATTCCTATGAAGATCCGACCGTTAAATCTCCGGTTCCGGGGAGGTTTGCTTGACACCTCACCAGGTATGGAGTACCATGTATGATGGCGAAAGTGCAATTTAAGAAGCTCTCCGATACTCACCAGGCGATCATGGACTGGATCATGGTTAATCCCGGTGGGACGTATCAGCAGTGTGCGAGCCAGTTCGGGTATACCCCGCAGGCGATTTGCTATATCGTCAATAGTGATCTGTTTCGCGCGCGGCTCGCGGAGAGGCGGGGAGAGGTTGAGGGGCTGATCCATGCGGACATTCCCACGAAGTTGGCTACGGTTGCGGACACCGCGACTGAGCGGATGATGGAACTTGTGAATCACTCGAACGACCCAGATCTGTTGGTTGATGTGTGGGATAAAGCCCTGCACAGGCTCGGCTACGGCCCGGCGAAGGGCGGGAATACCACCATCGTTCAGCAGAATAACGCGAACTTCTCCGTGACCCAGGATGAGCTGGCCCAGGCACGGGAGGTTATGCTACAGGTTGCGGCCAAGCCGGCACTGCCCGCGACCCCACCCAAGGTGACCCTCGTGCCGGAGGATACGGATTGAATGCCCCGCTGAGTCCGGCGGAAGCTGTACAGCTCGGGGCGACAAGCCTCGTGTTGTTTGGGAAGATGTTCTTCCCCCGGACCTTCCGGCAGGGGAGTCCCGCTTTCCACCAGGATGTGGGGATGCACCTTTACAGCCCGGCGCGGAACAATGCCTTCCGCATCTTCCGGGGTGGGGCGAAGACCAGCCTTCTCAGGGTATACACCGCGCAGCGAGTGGCGTATGATATCTCCCGGACGATTATGTTCGTGAGCGTGAGTCAACCCCACTCGATAACTAGCGTCCGGTGGCTCCGTCGTCAGGTTCAATATAACAAACCCTTTGCCCAGACTTTTGGACTATCCCCTGGGGAGAAGTGGACCGACGAATGGCTGGAGATTAAGCATAATGTCACAGGGAACGTTACAACGGTGCTGGCTGTTGGAATCACGGGACAGATCAGGGGTTTCAACATCGACGACTACCGGCCAGACCTCATCATCGGAGATGACCTCTGTAACGAAGACAACACCGCTACTCCTGAGCAGCGGAAAAAGATCTCCAACCTCTGGTTCGGAGCCCTCGCAAACTCCCTCGCTCCCGCAAGTGAAGCTCCCCTTGCGAAGATGGCCCTTCTCCAAACCCCGCTCAACCCGGATGACCTGATTGCGAACTGCGCGCGGGACCCAGCCTGGAACACGTTAACCTTCGGCGTGTTTGATGAGAAGGGGGAGTCCACCTGGCCCGAGCGGTGGAGTACGGAAGAGTTGCTGAAGGAGAAGGAAAGCTACACCCGATCCGGGCATTATTCCTTGTGGATGCGGGAGAAGGAATGCAGGCTGGTCGCGGGCGAGACAATGCCCTTCGATACGGAGAACCTGAAAACGTACACGGAGGTGCCAGATGAAGGGCTCACGATCATCGCGGTTGACCCGGCGAGCAGCGAAGCGAAAACCGCCGACGATACAGCGATCGTGGCCGTCCGCTTCATTGGTCAAAAGATCTATGTTCTCGAAGTCTTCGCTGAGAGGGGCGTCATGCCGGACGCTGCGGCGGCAAAATTCTTCGAGTTTGTGTGGAAGTACCACCCCATCAAGGGTGTTGTGGAAACCATCTCCTATCAAAGGGTCCTCAAGTGGTACCTTGAGCAAGAAATGACCCGGCGGCGGACGTATATTGCTATTGATCCGATCCAGGATAAGCGGAAAAAGTCCGATCGGATCTTGCAGGCGATTCAAACACCTCTCCTCCATCATAATCTGTACATCCGGGAGGGGAGTGACGACACGATTAAGCTCGTGCAGCAACTGGGGGATTTTAGTCCGGAGGTTGACGGGCGAGATGACGTGCTTGACGCGCTGGCGATGGCTATTACCAGTGTTAACCCCGCACTGCGTTTCAGCGCTGGTGCAGACGAGGATGACGTGATAGATCTCACTCCGAACTCCGTGATTCGTGAGCGGGCTGTTCCCTTTAGGACCGCGCCGTGAGTACCGTAACAGCCCAGCAACTGGAAGTGGGGAAGCCACTTCATACTAAACTCACCGAAGCTGTCCGCCAACGCCTCCGCCTGTCCCAGGACTTCATGTCCCGGCGCTATGACAAGATGGCGGAGAATGAGGAGCTGTTCAGCGCGTACATCAAGACGAAGGACAAGGACGAGCTGCGGAAGGACGCGAAGAAGAACGACGGGGAAACGGACTATGTTACGATTGAGGTCCCGTACTCCTATGCCACCGCGCTGACCGCGCATACATACTACACCAGTGTATTCCTCGGGCGCAGCCCGGTCCTTCAATTCTCTGGGCGGCATGGCGAGGCGGAGAATAAGGTCCAGGCGGTTGAGGCCGTGATGGATTACCAGCTGAACGTTGGGGCTATGCTCATGCCCTTGTTCGTCTGGATTCTCGATCCCCTCAAGTATGGGTTTGGTGTGGTCGGGCACTACTGGGAAGATGAGTACGTCAGCGTTACGAAGAAGCGGATTGTTGCTCCTGATGTATTTGGGATTCCGGTCCCATATGCTAAGCCTCGTGAGGAATACTACTCCGAACAGACCCTCGGATATTCCGGGAATAAGCTCTACAACGTTCGTCCGCAGGATTGGTTCCCTGATCCTCGCGTCCCGATGTGGAACTTCCAGGCTGGGGAGTTCGTAGCCCGGTATGTGGAAATCCCCATTGCGGAGCTGCGTGCGGGAGAGGCCAGCGGGAAATATGTCAACGTGGACGCTGCGCTGGCAAAGGCTAAGGGTGCCGGGTCCGGGACGAGCACTGATATCCCGAGGGACACGGGCGGGCGACAACCTCAAGACCTCCCTGGAGATTCCCAGGAATACATTACCGTTAACGCTCCAGACGATCAACCAATCGGCCTCCTCAAGGGGCACGAGCTATACCTCCGCCTAAGTCCAAAAGCGTGGCGCTTGCACGAAGGCACGGGTATGGAAATCTGGGTGGTAACCCGAACCACGGACGGAGTTATCATTGGCTTTCAGCCCCTTGGGGATGCCTCCAATAAGTTTCCGTTCGATATCCTCGAACATGAGCCGAATGGGTATAACTTCTTCTCCAGGTCGATGATGGAGATTGCTAAGCCCATGAACGACGTTTTGACTTGGCTGTTTAATAGTCATTTCTATAATGTTCGGGCCGCGCTGAATAATATGTTCGTCATTGATCCCTCGATGATTAACGTCGAGGACCCGGAGAACCGGGGGCCTGGGAAGTTGTTCCGTCTTAAACCCGCCGCGTATGGTCGGGGAGTGGACCTGGCCATGAAGCAGTTTGCAGTACAGGACGTTACCCGGAGTCACGTCGCAGACTCACAAGTTGTTGTGGATATGATCCAGCGAGTCTTCGGGGTGACTGATAATGTGATGGGGCTGGTAAACTCCGGCGGGCGGAAGACGGCGACTGAGGTCCGCACGAGCACCTCGCTTGCGGCGAACCGACTGAAGACGCAATGCGAGATGATGAGTGCTATGGGGTTTGGTCCCTTGGCCCAAAAACTTCTCCAGCGTACCCAGGCCAACCTTACCGTTAACAGGCAGTACCGGATTGTTGGGGACCAGATGACGTTCTCCGGTCCCTTCGTTCAAGCTGATGCGGAGACGATTGCCGGGTTCTTTGACTTCATGCCGGTAGATGGAACGCTCCCAGTGGATCGTTTCGCTCAAGCCTCCGTGTGGCAACAGCTCCTTGGACAGGTTGCTAACATTCCCCAGGTCGTTATGCAGTATGATCTCGGGAAGATTTTCGCCTGGGTTGCAACCCTCGCGGGGGTGAAGAATATCCAGCAGTTCCGCGTACAGGTTCAACCTGATGCGATGTTGCAGCAGCAGGCGCAAGCCGGAAACGTGGTCCCGATGAAGGGACCACGTGACCCTAACGCTACACCGAATCCCCCGCAGATTCCGGGGACTGGACAAGCGCTATGAGCCTCCAAGAAGATCTGAGGGATATGGCAACGCTCCTGGAACACAGGGGCTGGAAGAAGCTTATGGAATATGCTGAACAGCAGATCCGTGGGCGGACTGATGAGGTTATCCTGACTCCGGCTAAGGGCCTGGAAGGCGCGATGGAGCAGGAATTTATGAAGGGGGAGATCGGGGGAATTAGGTTGTTCTGTACGTTCCCTGAAGCTGTCACAAGCGATCTCCGTTCGCAACTGAAAAAGGAGGAAGTGACAGATGGCGAATGAAGCGATAGGCGAAACGGCCTTTGACGAGATCGAAGACCAGGACCTAGACGAACTTTTTGGTGCGCTCAGTGCGGGTCGGGATACCCAAAACTTGGAAGATCCTCCGTCCACTCCTCCTTCGGAGTCTCCAGACCCGGACCTCGCCCCGCCCTCGGGCGCACCACCCGTACAACCTGCTGCGGCGCCAGCGCCGGCAACTCCGGTGTCCGAGCCGCCGGTGGAACCTGCGCCGGTCGCTGCAGCACCTACACCCGCACCGGAGCCCACACCGGCTCCAGTGCAAGCACAGACTCCTGAGCCAGCACCGGCCCCTACGCCGGTTCAGACTCCCGCACCGGCGGCACCGGCACCCGTCCAGCCACAGCCTACAGAGGCTGAGCTAAAGGCTGAAGCGGAAAGGCAGTTCTCGGCTCTTACCCAGCAGTATTCACTGAGTGAGGACGAGGCTTCGGCAGTCGTTACCGATCTTCCGTCGGTTCTCCCGCAGCTTGCGGCAAAACTCCACCAGCAGATCCTGGCAGATGTTAGGATGCGGCTGATGGCTGAGATGCCACAGGTAGTTACGCAGGTGACCGAGGGGCGGATTCGGGAATCGGAGGCCAGGTCGAAGTTCTTTACGCGGTGGCCGCAGCTGACCGGGCACGAGGAGGCCGTGATGCGGACTGGACAAATGTTCAGGGCCGCGAATCCCAATGCGAGTGCAGACGAAGCCGTCGAGTACATCGGCCGCATCGTTACCATGTCGCTGGGGTTGCAGGGTGGAACGACGCAACCGGCACAGCCGGCGGCTCGTCCGGCACCTCATCGTCCCGCAGGGGCACCTGGGGTACCGAATCCAAATCCTGTAGCTCCCCCGACTAACGAGTGGGCGGCGATGGCAGATGAGCTTGCTGCTGATCAGGACAACTATTAGGAGTAACAAATGGGTATTGCAGGACTGAGGGGCACCGGAACGTCGCAGTGGGCGACCGACGAGCGGCCCAAAAACTTTCGGGAAATGATCCTCTGGCGCGACCCGAACGGTCAAGCCCCGCTGACGGCGCTCATGTCGAAGATGGCGAGCGAAAGCGTGGATGACCCGGAATTCGCCTGGTACGAAGAGGAACTGTCGCCGGTTCGGCTGCAAGTCACCGCAGTCGCTACCACGGGGCAAACGTCGCTGACGGTTAGCACCTCGATCGACTACGACGGCTTCGATGTGGTGGCAGGGGATGTGCTGCTGGTGGAAGAGCTGGAAACGACCTCGTTCGGTTTCGAGATCGTAGAAGTTTCGGCTGATCCGAGCGCGAGCACGACCATTTCGGTCACCAGGGGGGCGGCTGGTACCACGGCCAACACTGGGACGATCGCGACCAGCTCGTATCTGCTCAAGATCGGAAGTGCGTTCGAGGAAGGTGACACGTCGCCAAAGGCCTCCACCCGGAAGCCCACGAAGGCGTATAACTATACGCAGATCTTCAAGACCGCGTATAACCTCACCCGCACGGCGATGAAGACCCGGTTCCGGACTGGTGATCCGCTCAAGAATGACAAGAAGCGGAAGATGTTCCATCATGCAACTGCGATGGAGCAGGCCTTCCTGTTCGGGTATCGGTATGAGACCACGGGTAGCGCAAGCATGCCCAAGCGCTATACGGGCGGTCTGTACCAGTTCCTCGCGGACAACTACGACGCGACGACCAAGCCCACCATCAAGATCTGGACGACCACAGCGGTCACGGAAGAGGATATCCTCGACGCGACCTACAAGGCGTTCGACTATGGGTACACGGGCGCAGGGAACGAGCGTATCGGTCTGTGCGGAAACGGGTTCCTGAACTACCTCAACAAGATTGTCGTTGCGGACAGTGCGACCCGGATTAACTACGATGGGACGATTAACTACTTCGGTATGGAGCTGATGCGTTGGCGCCTGCCGCAGGGAACGATCTACCTGCGTAGCCATCCGCTGATGAATGTGAACAGCCGCTTTACCAACGGTTGCTTCCTCATCAATCCGAGCGCGATCAAGTACCGGTACCTGGCTGACAGCGATACCAAGTTCATGGATAACATCCAGGCGAACGACGCTGACCAGCGCAAGGGCCAGTGGATCACGGAGTGCGGGGCTGAGTTTCACCACCTCCGGTCCATGCTCTACATGGCGATCCAGGTCTAAAGGCTCCCTGTAGTTGAACGGGGGAACGATGGCTCATCCACAACAGCAGAATTTCTGCAACCGGGTGAAGTCGTTGTTCCCCCATCTTTTTGCACTGACCAATGTTGTTGACTTTGGCTCGCTGGATATCAACGGGTCGAATAAGGGGTTGTTTTCGGACGCTGTATACGTGGGGGTTGATAGGGGACCTGGGAAGAATGTGGATGTAGTTTCCCTGGCCCATGAGTACTTCCCGCCGTTCCCACCTGATGTTGTGATTTCCACCGAGATGCTGGAGCATGATCAGTACTGGGAAAAGTCGCTGCAAAGGATGCTGCAGGTATTGAAGCCTGGTGGATTGTTGGTGATTACCTGTGCAACCACGGGCCGCCCCGAGCACGGAACCCGTCGGAGTGATATTGGATCGAGCCCCTACACCGGGGACTACTATCAGAACCTTACCGAAGCCGATTTCCGGAAGGCTCTGGCAGTGGATGAGGAATTTTCTTCGTATGAGTTTTCTGTCGATCACACGAGCTGTGATCTGTACTTCTGGGGTGTGAAAAAGGAGGAGTTGGAATGAGCTGGGTATGTCCTACGTTCGGGCGCCCAGACCGGCTGGAGGAGCTGGCTCGGTCCTGGGTGAAGTGTCAACGGCAGACAAGGCTGTATGTCCGCTTGTGGACAGGTGATCCGATGTACCTGGAGTACAAGAAGCGGAAGTGGCCGAAACAGCTGGTGTTTTACGATAGTGATGCTAAGGGATGTGGGGAGGCCCTTAACGATTTCTTCCAGCGGCATCCAGATGAGCCCTGGTATGGATGGGTAGCTGATGATATTGTTCTCCGCACTCCGGGGGGCTGCGAGTTACTTCAAGGCCTCGCGGAGCCTTTTTTCATCGCCTATCCGAATGACTGTGTGCAACGGCACCGGATTCCAACTCACTATTGTATTGGAGGGGATCTGGTCCGTGAGGTTGGGTGGCTGGCGCTTCCGGGTCTGGAGCATGGGTTTATTGATAATGTCTGGGGGACGTTGGGCCGCAGTAGTGGGCTGCTTCGGTACGAGCCGCGGGTGATCTTTCAGCACAAGCACTTCCTGACCGGGCAAGCGGATTATGACGAGGTGTATGCTGCGAGCTACGCACCGGGCGCGCAGACCCCCGGAACGGAGATGCACGAGCGAGACCTGGCCCGGTATCGGGACTGGGTGGATAGTGGGGAAGCTACCAGTCTGCTTAAACAGGTATTGGGTGAAGTGTTTGTAGCTTGTGAAGATTGGGAAGCTTGGGAGCAGGAGGACAAGGCAAATGGCCCTGTACTACGTGCTACGGCCTAACCCCTTTTTCAAGAAGGGTTCCTTTGTCGAAGAAGACAAGGACGGGATGCTTCAGGAGAAGCACGTTAACGGCGGGTATATGGGGCTGATGGTTCCCCTTGAGCCCGTTCGGCAGTACCTCGTGAAGATCCAAAAGCATGGGATTGATAAGTACAAGGGTGGAGCACTAGGATGACTCGGGAACCTTACGTGCTGGTATGTATTCCTAACCAAGGCTCCATGCGGATTGAAACCGCGAAGAGCCTGTCCCTGATGTTCAGCTTCTTCAGCGAGAACAAGCTTGCTGGAAATCCCCTATCCCAAAGGTCGGGGATTTTGACCTGTGAAGGAAGTATGCTGAGCGTCGTGCGGGAGATGTTGGTCCGGAAAACCCTTCAGACTAAACGGGTGACTCATATGCTGTGGATTGACACAGACATGGAGTTCCCTATGCACACGATTCATAGCCTTTACAAGCATGACAAGGTGTTCGTTGCGGCGAACTGTACAACGCGGAGCGAACCAGTACTTCCCGTTGCTCATGATCTGGCGGGGGACCGTCTCTACTCCAAGGGGAAGACCGGCTTGCAGGAGGTAACTCATGTGGGCCTTGCGGTGGCGTTGATCCAGACCGAGCCGCTAAAGTCGTTGCGTCCCCCGCTCTTTTTGATGGACTGGGTTCCCAGTATGAATACCTACTGCGGAGAAGATGTGTATTTCACCCAGAAGCTTCGAGAGGCTGGGCATCAGATCTGGATCGACCATGACCTGTCCCAGCATATCGGTCATGTAGGGGTAAAGGCGTACAAACACTCGGACACAGCGGAGAGTACATATGGCACTGAAGAGCTTGAAAAAGTCGCCTGAGGACGCGCGGATTCCTTCGGAGGCTGTTACGGGTCCCTCGTATGGTTGGGGGTTGAGGATTGATCTGGATAATGATACCCTGGAAACCTTGGGATTTATCAATATGCCCAAGGTTGGGGACAAGATCACCTTGCGGGCAGTCGCGCGGGTAGTCTCGACCAGCCAGAATCCCGAGGGTGGGGATAAAAGGGTTGAACTTCAGCTCACCGACATGGAAGCGAACGCTCGGGGGGCCTTTGAGGATTTGAGCGAAGACGATGACTAGGCCAGCTAATAGAGACTATGGGTCTCGGCAGCGGGTCCGAATCGTTAACGGAGATTCGGAGAACTATCCCGCCTCAGACACGCATGGTCCCTACCATACCCAGGTTACCGCTTATGGTACCAATGAAGTTGTTGCCGCGCCAGGAACAGGGTTTTATCTGTGCATCACGTCCCTGTGGCTGTCGAATAATAATGCCCTACCGATCAGAGTTTTGGTCCGGGATGGGTCAGGTGGCAACGTTGGGTTTGGCGGGACTTTGGCGGCTGACGGTGGGGGCGTTGCCATGAGGTTTACGCCTCCGTGGCAGCTTAGCGAGGACACAGAACTTTCGGTGGAGTTAACTGATGAATCCGGAGGGGCTGTGGACGTGAACGTTAACTTTTACACGGAGTAGCTATGAGCGCAACAGACGTATTTGAGAATGGACTGTTGTCGCTGATCTTCGAGAACGCGAACTACGCGAACGTCGGGGACGCGACTGGGCTGCGGGGTTCGAGTACCGCAGGGGTTTTCTACATTTCGCTGCATACGGGGAGTCCAGCAGATACTGGCACGCAAACGACGAACGAGGCTGCATACACGTCCTATGCTCGCGTGAGCGTGGCGCGGTCCACGGCTGGCTGGACGGTGGCAAGTGGAGTGGCGGATAATGATGCTGCGATTACGTTCCCTGCTGCAACGGGTGGGTCGGAGTCGGAAACGCACTTTGGCGTGGGATCGGATATCAGCGGAACGGGTAACCTGTTCCTGTGGGGGGCGCTCACGGCTAGTCTCGCAGTATCATCTGGTATCACCCCAGAGTTCGCAGCGGGTGCGTGCGACGTGACCCTGGACTAAGGAGAGCGCTATGGTCGCAATCGTTATGAATGATCTGCTGAAACGAGAGCGGATTGCGGTTGCTTCGGAGGGGGACCTAGTAGTCGTGAACTTCGGGAATACTGAGATTAAGATGGGGTACGAAACGGCCCTTCAGGTTTCTCAGTGGATTCGGATGAGGGCCAAGGAAGCAAAGAAGCGGGCAGGTGATGGATCGCGTCACTGGAGCGCTATTGGGATTCTGGAAGACGCGAATAGGACTAGAGGTTAACACTTACAACATGGAGGTTTCACATGGCTGAGCCAGTAACGTTTGTCTATAACCACGATGTGCAAGGATTACACCGTCGGATTAATCGTTTCATTGTTGAGACAGTTAATGCCGGATCGAACGGTGTCTCGGAAGTTTCGGCGGCGGACCAAACCAGACTGGGTACGTACCTGGCGGCAATTAAGTCCTATGTTGCCTGGGTCATGTCGCAGCCAGAACTGGATCTCCCGGAAACCCATCCTCGTCAGTATCCCCTGGAGGCCAACCCTGATGTTCCGGTGATCGAGAACGAGTCCATGCTGGATATCATCCATCACTTCGAGCTGGCTCGGGATGAGATGGTGAATGGGCAGTCTGGGCGCCTTGCCTCGGGTCTGATCAAGTTTGACGAAGCTCGTATCCTTGCGATCATTGCCAAGGCGACCTCGTTCCTGAAAGACTACGTTGGCGTGGTGACGCCGTTGGACCTTCCGGAGTCGAGCCCGATGCACCTCCTTCAGGGTGCCGGCAAGTCGGGGGTATGAGAAAGCCTCTAGTTTGGTTGGAAGACGCCCTGGGCGAGATTTGGTGGCGCCTGGGGCTACTACTGAAAAGGATGAAGAAATGGAACAAGCGGGTCTGAGGATTACGGTAGATGTGTTTCGGAGCGATGGTTCCACGGCGCAGACTATCATGCTGGACCAGCGGGGGCTGACGTATATCCAGCTCCTGGAACTCCAGCAGAAGGCCGTTACCCCCTGCGCTGCCGCGATCATGGAGATCATGGGTAGGTGGGGAAAGGAAGCTATGGAAGGAGCTATGTCATCGGCGTCATCTTCCCCGACGGCAGGGAAAGGGTGATTTGAATGGCAACCTACTTCGAGATTTTGCAGGCCGCCGAGGACGTGGATCTAAATAGACGCATGAGGGTTGCTGTCGTGGTCGCGGCGGAAACGGTGCGCTCTGAGGCTCCCGCAACCGCGAATCATGCTAATCGCCTACTCTGGGCAAAGGCCGTATTCGAGAATCCGGATCACGAAGCAAAACGGATACTATGGGCCGTCCTCGCGCAGAACAAGGATGCAACGCTTGCACAAATCACCGGCGCGAGCGATACGGTCGTCCAATCTGCCGTGAACAACGCAATCGACGTTTTCGCTACGGGGTGAACGATGGGCACTAAAGAACAGTTCGCCGGTTGGGGGATGTACGATAATTCGGCAGTATGCCTGACGTGCGGTCATCAGCATTTGATTCCCAAGGCAGAGCAAGTCAGCGAACAGCCGTGGCTCGACTGGCTCGCAAAACACCCCGGGCATCAGACGTTCATTCTCCCGCACAAGCTGCTGTCGCAGATCGAAGCGACGCCGCTAAAGCACAACGCGGATGCGAAGATCGCCTATGCAGCGAGCGCGGCCTATACGATCACGCTCGCGAGTCTCGCAACGAGTTCAACGCTCCTGGCGGGACGCGAGAGCAACGCGCTATCGAACGCATCGAATAAATATCTAGATGAGCTTGTCGCTGGCGTCATCACGGTTGGTACTAGCCCGACCGCAAGCACGGGAATCGAAGTCTCTGCCGTCGGTGCCTTGAACGATACGCCGACCTATCCAGACGTATTTGACGGAACAGACTCCGCCGAAACCGTCACGTCGGCGGGGATCAAGCAAGCGATTTGTTTGCCGCTCGCGATCATCCTCGTCGACGCGACAACAAGTGATCGGGGATATCCGTTTGCCCCCTGCGGTCTGCGGAGATGTTTCGGAGATGGATTGCCGCCAGCGCACGTAATTTTCGTCGCGCACAGTTCCGGCGTCAATCTCAACTCTACCGGCGGAAATCACGCGATCTATCATACGCCGGTGTATGGGACGGTCGCCTAAATGCTGATTCTCACGGACCGCTTAAAGCGGCAACCGCCGAGAGTTTCCGGGATTGATTGGGCCAATCCGCTTGCGAAAAATCTAGTCTTAAGCTTCGGGGGAACCGACTTCCGCAGTCGCGCGCCGTGGGGCATGGCTTGGAACGCGTGGGGCAGCATCGGCTCGCAAACAATCGGCCCGAATGGCGAGTTCGCCCGCAATCTAAATAACTCTGCCATTGGGCTGCAAGGGAGCGACAAGCGACACATTCTCCAACAGGAATGGACAGTTTGGGCGCGGGTTTATCCTGGCGCAACAAACATTGGTTATTTGGTCTGTCAGGCCGACACGACAACGTCGACACGCACCGGGATCTGGATATCAACGTATTGGCAATGCTTCAAGGGCGGGGCGCAAGGCTCTTCAGCGGCGTACGTTGTCGATGCGACGAGCTGGCAGGACATGGGATTTACCTTCGCCGCAGGGTCATCTAGCGTAGCAAATACCATCTATAAGAATGGGGCGGCGCTTGGCGCGGGATGGGTACTCAGTCCGGGCACGGCATCACTCGATGCGCCATGGCTCATCGGCGCGAGGTGGACCACCGTCGGTAGCTCCCTCGGATTCGCGAACAGCGGAATGCGAATCGCGTGCTTGCATATGTGGGAGCGAACGCTCTCTGCTAATGAGATCAAGGCGCTCTCAGATAACCCGTGGCAGCTATACGAGCAGGAGTCGACGCGGCTCGTTTTCCTCGGCTCAGGTGCTGCCGCCAGTGGCGCGATCACAGGAACTGCCGCGCTCACGTTCGGTGCTGGGTCTTCGACGCTCACCGGTACTGGAACGCTTGCCGGTACAGCGGCCCTTACGTTTGGGGCTGGGTCATCCACCCTCACTGGAACAGCTTCTCTATCTGGTTCGAGTAATCTAGTCTTCTCGAATACAGGTACGATTACTGGAGCTGGCGCCCTTGCGGGCACGTCAGCTTTGGCATTCGCCGGAAGTGCTACCCTGTTGGGTACAGGGGCGCTGGCCGGATCGAGCGATATTACCTTTACCCCGACAGGGGATCTGACTAACGCTGGTGGTGCCTCGCAGATAACAGGTACCGCAGCACTGACCTTCACAGGAAGTGCCACCCTTACCGGTACTGGAGCACTTGCCGGTACAGCCTCTCTTTCGTTCAGCAACACCGGAACGTTGACGGGTACAGGGGCTCTTGCTGGAACGTCAGCACTTACCTCGGCTGGATCAGGCACCTTGACAGGTACCGGGGCCTTGAGTGGCACGGTGGCTTTGGCCTTTGATGGGACTGGGGTACTGGGAGGGCTTGGGGAACTTGCTGGAACAGCCAGTATGGTGTTCGGTGGGATTGCCAGGCCGGAGGGAGTCACAGCGAATGCGGGGTTGCGAACCCTGACATTAACAGGAGCAGGAACGTAGTGGTAAATCATGCTTCGGAGGCACCTGGCTTGGAAAAACACATACAGACCCTTATTCAAGTAGTGCTGGTTGCTCTGCTTCTCTGGTCGGGCTCCTCGACCCTGGAACTGAAAGATCGGATGGTAAGGGTGGAGGAGAAACTAACCTCACTTCAAGGAGCTGCGAATGATAGGTATACCCGGACTCAAGCCGCCTATGAAATAGGGTCGCTGAGGCGGGATATAGAAGGGATGGATAAGGATTCTGAACTGGAACACGCAAGGATTCGAGAGTGGATGCAGAGCCTTCGAGATAGGGTGATTGCCCTGGAAGCGTTTGCTCGCACCAAGGGATTTAACCCCGATCAATATAAGCCGGAGACACGTAAGGAAACTAGGCCGTAGGAGGCGCTATGGATGTTAAGATGATATCCGCAGTTGTCACCTTTTTAATAACCATCGGTAGCGCGGGCTGGTGGGCAAAGTCAACCTTGGCAACGAAGGACGAGGTGATCGTTGCGGATAGTAAGGGCAGTACGGCACTCGACCTCCAGATGGAGAATCTGATCAAACAGATCGCTCGGCTGGAATCGAAGCCGAATAAAACCCCGGACGAGCTGGCGCAGCTGCGGTATTGGCGCGAGCAGCTTGCCCGGTTGCGGCAGATTCGGAAATAGGAGGCTATCATGCCAGTTACCAAAACGAAGGTGAAGGGCGGTTACAGGGTCTCAACACCCCATGGGGTTAAAGCAAAGAAAACCACAAAAGAAAAAGCGGATGCTCAGGAACGCTTGCTGAGAGGGGTTGAGCACGGTTGGAAGCCGACGGGAAAAGGGAAACACTAAATGACCCGAGATGAAACCATAGCGATTCTGAAGTCTCGGTTGAACCGGACGGACTCGGATATTGATACGATCCTGGTTAACGAGCTTCGTATCGCACAGGAACAGACCCTGGAAGGGGGTGAGTTCCTTCCGTGGTTTCTGCTGACGACTGATACAAGTCAAGTGCTGTTGGCAGATGAGGCTACGGTTTCACTGCCAACAGCCTTTATTCGTTTCCATGAGAATCGACCTGTTCGGTATAAGGATACCACGGCGACTACTCCTGACCAATATCGGAAGGTGAGTAATAAGTCCCTGATGTTCCTGCTGGATGGGTATGAAGCTTCGGATACAGGTTCCCCGGAGTACTGGGCCCTTCAGGGACGAACCCTGATCTTCCGTCCGTATGCTGATATTAATTATGGACTAGGGCTAAGATACTTTGCGAAGGACACGTCGCTTGCGACTGATACTACGAATAATTGGCTGACGTATGCCCAGGATTGGCTCATGGCCGAGACCGGGTATGCGGTGGCTTCGACCTATTTGGAAGATGAGAAAAAGGCTGCGATCTGGCAGGCCGCGATTGCACGGGCGAAGGATAGGGTTTGGAGAGCGCATGAAGCGTTCATGGCTCAGGCCGCAAATTACTCGATGGGAGATGACTGATGGGTCTTGAGTCTGCAAGTTATCTGAACGATCTGACGACGACCAATCCGACGACGACAGACCCTCGGAGTGAGGGGGATAACCATATCAGGATGTTGAAAACCGTCCTGAAGGCAACGTTCCCTGGAATGGCCGGGGCGGCGTGGCGGAGGATTCTCAAGTCCTCGGGGCCGGTTACGCCAGCTGTTACCGAGAACATGACTGTGCTGGAGTGTACGGCAGCCTTTAACGTTACTCCCGCAACAGGGACGCTGGGTAATGGTTGGATGGCGATTGTCTGGGCAAATGGGGCTGATGTTACGATAGATCCCAATAGCACCGAGGTCGTCAACGGGCAAACTACCCTGACGGTGCCAGATGGTAACGCGGTGCTGTTGGTAAGTACTGGAACGGCGAGTGCCGAGTTTCTGGCCCTGGGCGTTCCCGTTCCCACGAGTGCAGCAGGGTTCTCGACTATTCCGGTGGGGACTGTGAGTGCGTATGCGGGATCGAGCGCGCCGACCGGCTGGCTGGTTTGTGATGGAAGTGCGGTTAGCCGGACTACCTACGCGGGGTTGTTTGCGATCATAGGTGAGACCTATGGTGCAGGGGATAGTGTTACAACCTTTAACGTTCCCGACCTTGAGGGCCGGGTGATCGCAGGGCTGGAAGCCACCGCAACACGGTTGACCAGTGGGGTATCTGGAGTGGATGGTGGGACGTTGGGAGCTTCTGGTGGTGATCAGTCCCAACAGCAGCACACCCATACGGGCTCGACCGGATATGAGTCCAATGACCATACCCACAGCTTTACAGGCGGCTATTCCGTTATCTGTATCGGGAATGCCTACGCCGTGATGTACCAAAGCGGTGGTAGTACATCTACTGGAGGGGTATCTGCAAACCATACCCACGCTATTACCATGGATAATACTGGTAGTGGTAGTTCAGAGAACGTCCAGCCCACCCTCGTCATGAACTATATCATCAAAACATGAGCGATTTCTTCCTCGGAGAGCGGTCCCTTAAACGGCTGGATGATGTCCACGAGGACCTCGTTCGGGTTGTGAAACGAGCGATTAGTCTCACCGTGGTAGACTTCGCAGTGTTGGAGGGCAGGCGAGCGCTTAAGCGACAACAGGAACTGTATGCAGCCGGTGCGACAACGACCTTGAATAGTCGTCATCTCACCGGCCATGCGGTAGATTTGGGAGCTTGGGTTGGTCATGAGCTTCGTTGGGATTGGCCCTTGTATCACCAGATTGCAGCGGCAATGAAGCACGCAGCTGAGTTGGAGAACGTACCCTTGGAATGGGGCGGGGACTGGCACGGATTCCCCGATGGTCCGCACTTTCAACTTCCCTGGAAGGAGTACCCTGTATGAACTGGAAAGAGGCAATGGATGCGCTGGATGCGATGGCAGACACTTGGGTGGGTAAGGTAGTTACCAGCCGGTGGACTGTCTTTATCCTGGGCGGGGTGGTGGTTGGATTGGCAGTTATCCTAGCAAAGGTGTTCTGATGCTTCCGCTTGCTGCGTTAATCCCTCCGGTTTTAGAGATCGGGGGGAAATTAATCGACCGTCTTTTCCCGGATAAAGTCGCCCAAGAAAAGGAACGAGCCGCTGCTGAATTGGCCCTAGCCAAGATGACTCGGGAATTGGATCTGGCTGAGTTGAGTACGAGCCTGTCCGCAATCATGGCCGAGGCGCAGAGTTCCGATCCCTGGACCAGTCGGGCGAGACCGAGCTTTCTGTACGTGATCTATGTTGTGATCTTGTTCGCATTCCCCTTAGGGGGCCTGTATGTGTACAGTCCTGAGATCGCGGATAGGTTCATTGATGGGTTCCAGCGCTGGCTCGGGGCTGTGCCGGATGCCCTGTGGGGATTGTTCGGGGTTGGGTATCTGGGCTATTCCGCAGCTCGGACCTATGACAAAAAGATCACGTTTAACAAGAAATGATTATACCTATCAATAATCTGTCTGAGTACGGGATCATTGCGGATCGACTTCCGCATGAGCTTCCTCCGAACGCTTTTAGTGGAGGGCAGAATATCCGCTTTCGGGATGGGTATGCGGAGCGATTCCTGGGGCAGGAGGCAGCCTTCGGTACGCCTACGGTGGTACCGTACTGGCTCCTTCCTGTTCCCCAGCCGGCAGATTATTACTGGGTTTACGCGGGGTTGACTAAAGTATATGCGGTTTCGACCACTAGCACCCACACGAACATTACGCGCGAGACGACGCCAGGTTCTGGCACGGACGTTAATTATAGTGCCACAGCCGACAAAAACTGGACCGGGGGTGTACTGGGCGGGATACCGGTGCTTAATAACGGCATTGACCCACCCCAAGTATGGCTCCCGGTATCGACGAGTCAGAGGTTGCTCCCGCTGGATTACGTCACGGGGACCAGTACCTGGGCCAGTCTAAGCTACACCTGTAATGCGTTGAGGCCGTTTAAGGATTACTTGATTGCGCTGGATTGTACCCTGGATTCGGGGGTGCGCTGGCCCCATATGGTAAAGTGGTCCCATCCCGCAATCGCAGGGGCGCTGCCGGTATCCTGGGATGATACGGACTCGACAAAGGATGCAGGTGAGTACAACTTGTCTCAGACGGCAGGATACTGTCTGGACTGTGCTCCTCTACGGGATATCAACGTTATCTACAAGGAGGATAGCATCTGGGGGATGCAGTATATCGGTGGGCTTTATATCTTCCGATTCTTTCAGATTGCGGGTCAGATCGGCGCGATTGCAAAGCGGTGCATGACTGAGTTCGCTACCGGACAGCACGCGGTTTTTGGAACTGGGGATTGTGTGGTCCATGACGGGCAGACGATGACCAGTATCCTATCCAGCCGGATGAGAAAGTGGCTGTATAACCAGCTCGATCCTACGTACTATGCACGCAACTTTATCGCGCGCGTGTACGCGAAGCGAGAGGTTTGGTTCTGCTTCACTCCAACTGGAAGCACGTTCCCAACCCAAGCCCTGGTATGGAACTTTGAGCAGAACTCGATAGGGGTTCGAGATCTCCCTGGGCTTGGGCACTTGACCGAGGGGCAGATTTATGCTACCTCTATCTCGGATACCTGGGACGGCGGGCCGAGTACTACTTGGGATGCGGACAGCGTGACCTGGGGCGAGAGCGGCTACACCCTCACCGAGCCAAACCCCCTGGGCGCAGGGGTTACGGATACGCTACTGTATAATATGTCCTCCGGGTTAACCTTTAACGGGACAGACTACGATGCCTATGTCGAGCGGACTGGGCTTGGGATTCCACCAGTTAACAGTGGAACCCCTCCAGATATTTCCTCGATGAAGTTCGTGCGCCGGGTGTGGCCCAGGATTGAGGGCACAGATGGTGCGACTGTACAGGTTGAGATTGGAACCCAGAACTATGTGGATGGATCTGTGACATGGGCAGATCCCATTAACTACACCATCGGCTCGAACGCGCGGATTGACTGCAGGTTGCGGGGCAGGATGTTGGCCTACCGGGTATCTTCCAGTACGGATATTGATTGGCGCCTGCACGGGATCGAGTTCGACGTTGATAAGTCCGGGAACTTTTGATGGAAAACTATTATCCTGAACCAGTACCCCTGGTAAAGAATCCGCAGGAACTTGCGGAGTTCATTCACCGGGAACTGCTGCGTATCAGTACCGCGATTGTTCTGGGGAAGGCGCAGCAGATCGAGTTTCGGAATGTGGCCCCTGATCGGGTTTATGAGGGATTGATTCTTGGAGCGGATGGAACTAACTGGGACCCTGGTAGTGGTCAGGGAGTTTATGTGTATTATAACTCGACGTGGAATAAGCTATGATGGAAGGGACTATCCTGACCCTGCCTAATGGGTACCGGGGGTGGCTTACGAGTGATGAGTACCTGGATAAAATCTGGGATCAGGTCAGCCCGTTGCTTCAGAAAGCCATTGATCGGAACCGTGGAGAGTTCAACCTGGAAGATGTGCGAAGGTTGATCGAGGCCCACCTATGCACGCTCTGGTGCGTAGAGAGTCCGAAGGGGGGAATCGTTGCGGCAGTCGTGGTGGAAGTTGTTAACTATGCTCGGTTTAGGGTTATGCGGTTGCTGTTGCTGGGCGGGGAAGAGTCTGGGAGCTGGAAGGATCTGTGGGCAGGGCTGGAGCACTATGCGAAATACCAGCAATGCGCGCATATCGAAGCCTACACCCGTCCCGGTATGGAGCGGCTGTTTAGCAATACTGGAATGAAACGAGTCTACACCGTAATCTCGGTCCCGGTGACGTATGAGGAGCTGCATTAATGAAAGAAGTTCTTTATAGGTGGATTCTCCGTTACCTGGAGGCCGTAGGGTTTATCCTCTATGGTGGTAGTGGGGGTGGTGGGACCTCGACGCAGGTGGTGCAGAACTACTCCCCGGAGGAGACTGCCCGCCGGCTGAAGGTGTTTGATATTGGGCAGGCGGTATACGACCAAACTGCCCAGAACGTAGCTAACAATCCCTATCCGGGACCGGCACCTGTTGGACTTGACCCACAGACCGTCCAGGCCCAAAACCTTGCTCGCTCCCAGGTACCCTACCTGCAACAGCAAGCACAACAGCTAGGGAATAGCCAGGCTTTCGCACTTGGTCCGGTGTTGTATCCCCAGTCGAATCCTGCTCTTCAGCAGTACATTCAAACGGGTGTGGTTCAGCCTGCGATCCAGGGGCTAACCGATGCGGGAGGAGCGCTGAGCAACATCCGTTCTGGGGCGCAGTCTGCTGGTCAGTTTGGCAGTACACGTCAGGGGATTGGCGAGGGGCTCGCAACCGCGCGGACTATCCAAGATATAACCGCGAAGTCGGCGGGGTTGAGTGCCCAGGCCTACGGACAAGGACTGGAGGCGATGGGACGGGCGCAGGCCCTTGCACCCCAAACCATGCAGGCCCAACTCTTTCCGGCCCAAGCTCTTGAAGCCCTGGGACGGAGTAATGAGGCGTATGCCCAGGAACAGGAGAACTTTGCAGCCCAGGCAAGGCAGTATGAGCTTACCAAGGACTGGCAAGCGCTGGCACCGTTTGCAAGCTTGATATTTGGTGCCGGGTCGAGCCAGAGTACCACGACAGCCACGAACACAGCACCTCAGCCTAACAGGACGGCAGGAGTTCTCGGTGGGGCTGCGAGTGGGGCTGCGATGGGTACGATGGTTTATCCTGGAATCGGTACAGCAGTCGGGGCTGTTATCGGCGGTCTAATGGGCGCAATGCAGTAAGGAGCTAACAATGAGCGGTGGAATGCAAGCAGGTGGTATGGGTGGGATGGCTGGTATGATGGGTGGCGGTGGAGCTGGTGGTGTAGACCAGCTCGCCCAGATGATGCAGAACGTACCGGATGATAAGCTGATGGCCTTGGCCCAGAACGTCAACCCGGATGCTGTTCAGGCAGCTCTGATGCAGAATCCTGGCTTGCGACTGCCTGATACTGACCCAGGGTTATCGGATATTATCCAGGGGAAAGTACAAATCACCCCCTCTCCGAAACCTGAGACACGTGCCCCGTCCCTTAGTCCACAAGCGCTATCGGCACTTGGTAAATTTGGCCAGGACCAAAACGCGGCTCCGCGTACTCCGCAGGCACAGGCGGTCGCACCCGCATCCGGGAGACAGGTTAATATCAACCCGAGTGCGTATATCCAACCCGCCCTCCAGAGTCAGCGTAGGTTGACCCTGGCGGATCTCCTTGGGAGAAGGTAAGATGCCAGACTCCTTTTCTTTTCTTAACCCGAGTGGTACCTCGGATGTACAGCCGCAAACGGCTCCTGGGATGGGTGCGGTTATCCAGCCTCAGGATCCTCTCCAGGCTGAAATAACCCGACCAGCTCGGAGCCAGGAGGAGGTGCAGGACCGGTTCATTAAGTTTAAGCAAATGTTTGCTGATCCTAAGTTCCAGCAAGCCCTTCTCATGTTCGGAAGCCATGTGCTGAAACAGGGCTCAATGGGCGCGCCAACAGGGGCTGCGGTTGGGGGTGGTTTGCAGGTTGGGATGGGTACCTATGACCTCTTGAACCAGCAAGAACAGGAGCGTCAACTCGCAGAGCAGGAAGCCCAGCGTAGGAACCAACTTGCGGGATCAACGACTGCGTACCAGGGGGCGATGACGGCCAGGACTCAGCAACAGACCCAAGAGGCCATTGCTACTGAGCCGAACCGACGGAAGATGTCGGATCTGGAACTCCAGAAAATGGAGAAGTCCCTTAACAAGATGGAACAGGATCTTTCCTTGGGCAAGGCGGACCTTGCTGGGAAGAATATCCTGAACGATCTCAATGCGTATAAGCTGTTCCTTACGGAGAACTATGGACAACAGCAGACCATTGCAACCCTGGACGAGGCAAAGGCACAGGCTCGGGCACAGCAGCTGAAGAACCGGATTGCCGAGGTCGAGGCACGGGCTGCGGAATCCTTGACACCGGAAGAGTCAAAGAATCTGCTGCTGAAGAAATCCCAGGGCTCGACCAGTGCCCAGGTTCAGGTAATGGAAGCCCTGAAAAGCAGCATGAAGATTGCGTATCCGAAGATGACAGAGCAGGAGATTAACCAACGGATACTGGAGCTACAAGGGGCTGGAAAAGAGACTATCCTGACTCGGGTGAATGCTGCCGATAAGGTGATTCAAGCTGGACAGCTTTCTGGGGATAAGGCTCTAGAGCAGCAAGGGATTGAGATGATGAAGGCAGCCACGTCCGGTATGAGGACTCCTACAAATCAAGCTACCGGAAAGATTGAGACTCCCGTGGTAGGACAGGAACGTCGTGGAGCTGATGGCCGGCTATGGGTTAAAGTGGAACCCAGCCCCGAAAACCCCTCTGGCTGGAAACTGAAAGGTAAATAGTGGCTGATCCATTTCAGGTTGATCCAAAGGAGCAACGATCTCGGGATCTGTTTGCGTTGCAGCTTGTTCGTGGGGAGGCGACTCAGAACCCTAACGATCCGATGCTGTCCAAGGATTTGGCCTTTCGGGAAAAGGCTCTTGGGAACCCTCCTCCGGCTGCAGAGCAACCTAGTCCTGAGGATTTGAAGCTATGGGGAGAATCCCCTAATCCCCAACCCTCGGAAGAAGACCTGAAACTTTTAAATGCTCCTATTGCGGAGCAGCCCAGCGCCGAAGACTTGAAGATCCTTAATGGGCCCGCAAGCTTTTGGACAGAGACAGTTCCCAGCCTTCCAGAACGGACTGTTCGTAGCGCGGAGATGCAGTACTCCGGGGCGAAGTTGTGGTGGAGTGAGCCGCAGCTCTCAATGGTCGAGAATACGATTCAGGAGATGTTCAATATGTCCCCTGAGGCGTATGTACAAGCCCACCCGGATCACTATCTTGCCCAACGGTATCTGGAGCTGAAACCGAAGGTTGACCAAGAGCGGTTGACGGCGAGCAATCTCCAGGCGGAGATGAACATTATCCGACCCTTCAAGGAGGGCCTGGCTGGTCGAATTGTGGGAGGTGCAGCGGAGAGCCTGGGGGCCATGCTTCCAGGATTTGCGGTGGGGGCGGTTACTGGGAACCCCTTCCTTGCCGCAGGGGCGGGAATTGGATTGGGTTCTGCGGCCCAGACTGGCGGAAGCTACCTCGACGCACGGGACAATCTCCCCCCGGAAAAGGCTGCGGAGTTCGCGGCTCGGGCGGGGTTTATTGAAGGGGCCTTTGAAGGCATTCCCTTTTTCGGGGCTGCCAATAAAACAGGTATGCTGGCGAAGTGGCTAACTTTCGCAAAGGAAGAAGCCGGAACCGAGTTCGCTACCCAGTTCCTTCAGAGTACGGATGAGAAGCTCACCTATCGTCCAGATAAGACTTGGATGGATATCCTTCAAGAATCTATAGAAGCTGGAGCGAGCGGGGGGCTGGTCGGAGTTATGTTCGGTCCTGCATCGAGTCGCTTGCACCAGGGCGGGAAGATGCCTGAGAAGTATCAGGGCTTCCAGGACGAGTTCATTGCTAATTATGAGAAGCTGGATAGTGCGAAGCGGTTGGCTATGCTGGGGCAGCCCGTCGATCTTCCCACTGTCGCGGATCAGGTTAAGGCCGAGTTCAAAGCAATTGAAGATCGGTTCCTTGGTCAGGTGATGGCGGACGAGGCCGCGCAACAGAAGCGGGCCACGGAGCTGGGTGCGGGGGCGCGCGAAGCCATAACCGGGATGACGAATGACCAGCAAATGGCGCTCTTGCAGAGTGTTGCAGATGCTGTAACCCGTCCGGAGAATCCTGAGACGGTGGCCCGCTTGGGAGATGTTAACTATAACTCCAACGAGATACAAAAGCAAAAGATTGCTGCTGAAGAAGAGATAAAGCAATCTATGGAAGATGTGGGAAGAGGTCTTCCAGCCCAAGCAAGCTTAACCCGTTATGTAAATCCTAACGATGCAACCCCCACAGACCAGTTGCCTGTTCTAGTTAGTACAGAGGGAACACAAGAACTTGGAAGTACTATTAGACAGGTACCTTTGACACCGGGATCTGTGCGACTGCTGGGAGTACCATCTATCCAGATGCCTACAGAGCTGGGCAAGGCGATGGTAGAGACAGTACAACAGTTTGCCCGGAAGTATATGCCGGATGCGAGCTTCTTCATCGTCAACCAGACGTTGAGTGAGGCTGCTGGGGTTGCTGGACATTTGACTCTGAGCCCTGGGGTCCATCTGATCTTCCCCCGGAATATGACTGCGAGCGAGGGGAAGTTTGGAAAGGGGGTAACGTTTAACGATATCCGCTATAATCCTCAGACAGCAGCGGAGACAGTAGGATCTCTAGATCATGAGATGGGTCATGCTCTGGAGCGGGATTTGATTGAGGTTCTCAAAACAGACCCCACACACCAAGTAGCTTATCAGAAGTTGGAAGCAGACTGGCGCGCGAAGGTAGACAGGATCATGTCTCGGCAGATGACCGCTGCTGAGTTTGGGAATACCTGGTTGGGGCCGTGGAAGTTGATGCGGGGGCTGCTCCCGACTCAGAAGTCCAAGACCGCGGAACACGCGAAAGCCTGGGAGATCACGGGCCGTGACCGGGCGAGGATGAATTCCCATTACTGGCTTGAAGCTAAGGAAGTCTCCTATGGGGGACGAAGGATTAAATTCGACGCTGTGGACCCGAATGCACCAGCGATCGAAGCTATTCGAAGGACGTATAACATCGCCTATTACGGGCGCACCCCGCCCGTAACCTTTGAGAAATTTCTTGAGACTTATCTAAGCTTTCCAGAATTTTTTGCGGAGCAAACGTCCCGGTATCAGTTCCACCGGGAACAGTACCGTAAAGTTGGATTGGGTAACCTGTTTGACCAGGTGCTGAATAAGCTTCGCCAGTTCTTCAAGGATGCCAAGTCCAGCAAGCGGATAGCTCCAACCAAGCCCTTTGCAGAGTTCATGGATGAGCTAACGATGGCCGGAGGTATCCGGTTGACTCCGAAGCCCAGTCCAGTGGAGGCCGTCCCCCAACCTACAGCGGATGAGATCACTCGTGCCCTTGCCGAAGCAGAGAAGACTGTTGCGGAAAATCCTCAACGGAGTACAGCGGCGGAGAGCGGGCTGGTCCCAAATACTCCAGAATGGGAAGCTCGAAAGCGAGAGCTATTCGCGCGACAACAGGAGCTTGGACTTCCGAGGGGAAGTGTTACTAAGGAAAAGATACGACAGCTGATCAAAGCGGGTGAGTTCCAGGCTGCGGCCCAGATCATTAACGACGTGCGGGCGGGGAAGGATATTCATCTTGACCTTCGGGACAGCCCGCCGACACCTGAGATCCAGCCAGAGGAGATTGAGGACTGGAAAGAGATCAGACAGTTCTCGGATGGTACTGATATCCAACAGGATCTGTCGGGCCTTACAGCGAGAACAGGGTTTATAGACCCCTCGGGACAGGAATGGTTCTTCAAGGGTAATTTGAATGTTCGGCTGAATGCGGAAGGCCGAGATAGTAAGCGGGCCGAGATACTAAACTCTCGGCTGATTGAAATGCTGGGCGTGAAGACTACCTATACCAGGCCTGCATACCAGCATGGCGAGATGGTAGGGTTGGTCTCGAAGTGGCAACCAGGGCTACAGGGGTATATAGATGTTCAAGGGAATTGGTCCTCGAACATTGACCTTGAATACCAGCTCCGTCTCGCGCTCGGAATTGGCTTGACGGATCTGACGGACTACCATGAGGGGAATATCATGGTAGATCCTAACAACGAACCCATAGTTATCGATACTGAGATTCTTGGAGGTCCACAGGGTATCCTGTTTGATAATGTCTCCACACTGTGGAAGTTCATTACCAATAAAGGTCGGGTTGTTCAGACCCCTGGTCCACAGCAAACCATCCTACCGAATTTGGAGCAGTTACGTGCTCTGGCTAGAACGGTAGTGGCAGAGCTGGATATGGACTTTCTGCGCGATGTAGCGAATAGTCTGGGCTTTGAGGATGACCGGATCGTGCCCAGGTATATGGCTGCGGTGGAAGCTCGAATGAAGCGACTCGCTGGAAGCCTGGGATTTAGTGCTCCAAAGGGGTCCACGTTGCTCTTCGATCCGGAGAAGATTGATGGGATTCAGCTTGTTTCGAGGGCTGGGTTGAGTGAAGAAGAAGCTGGTAAACCCACGGCGTCCCTTGCTGCAAATATAATGTGGAGGAAGTTCGGGACAAAATCTCCCTTTTTCCTGAGGTGGTTCGGGGACTGGACCAAGAACAAAGCTACCCATGAGGTCCAGGTACAAACGGCTGGCACCTTTGAAATGACAGGCTGGAATGGAGAGACCCGAGTCGTCCCGAATGAACATAGCGTTGCGGTTGATCCCTTGACAGGGGAACCTGTTAAGTTGTTCATCAGCACTCAATCCTTTAACCGGGACGGGTATGCTGTCCTGACTCCTAATAACCCCGTGTACTTTAATAGGCGGATACGGGAGAAGACTTGGGTTAGCAAGCTGCAAGCTGATCGTATTGAGACGATGTTGTTGAAGGATAAGATCGTAGCACAGCTGGAAGCTACGGAGGACCCCTTCGAGATCGGACAGCTTCAGATTCGAGTGGAGAGACTAAATGATGCGCTGGCTCGAACGGATAAGGCTCTTGATGCCGAGCTGAACTATCTGGAAAGTGTGGAGAACAGGGCGAAGGTTCCTGTGTACACCTCCATGCAGAATCCGATGTTTGCAAGGTTTCCTGAGGGTTCTCCTGTTCCTACTACGGAGACGCTCAAGCAGCTAATCCTCGATGCCCAAGGGGAAGGACATGATGGGCTGGTGCTGCTGGATGTGTTGACTCCAGACGGGACAACGACTACTGTCTATATGCCCGTAGCCCCGTGGCAAGTGAAGTATGCTACGGATAAACAGTGGGGGTCGTTCAGCGATAGCTCGAAGATGAACCTGGATCTGAGCGATCCGGGGGATAGCGCGATTAACCAAACGGATAAGAAGGCAAGGAAACTCTTCGGGGACTCGAACTTGGGGCGGTCCCTGAACCATACCTCCAAGGGCTGGATGTACAACTTCCTCCAGACCCAACAGCTTGCCCACCTGCACCCGGAGAGTGAAGGGTTTAACCAGGTAAGTCAGGCCATGAGCCACTTCACCCTGGATAAGCTGCGGATCATGGCCAGGGGCGAGGGGGTGATGGACAGCTGGAATCGGCTGAGCTTCGAATCCACGAACCGGGTTGAGTCAGCCCTTCGGGATGAGTTCGAGAAGAAGGTTCACTGGACCGATATTAAAGAGATCACGAGCACGGCGGGGCTTCCAACGTATACCCATGAGTTCAAGACCGATGGGAGCACCTTCACGGAGCTGAAACGTCATGGGATAGACGTGACGACGCAGCTAGGTAAAGAAGAGGCGGCGCTTTTCCTCAAGACGAAGAACGCCTTGATGTTTAACCTGGACCAAATGACTCGGGCATTCTTGACCAGGCAGCTGGACCGGATGCAGAACAGTCCAGATACATTCCGGCAAGGGGAAGCTATTAAGTTTCTCCAGCGGGTGAAGGATATCAGGAACAAGCCCTTCCTACCACAGCAGCGCTTCGGGAAATATCTATGGGAGATTCAGAGGAAGAACGAGAAGGGGAACTGGGTTCCCATCCATAGGGAAGCCCTGGAGAATGAGCCCGCATGGATTGAGAGGGGCCAACAACTTAAGGTCCGGGTAAAGGGCGCGAACGAACGGATACTTCCAATCCGGCTCCATGAGCGGCAGGCGGTCCTGATGATGCTCCCCTACGATTTCGCGGAGATGGCTGCGAATGAGCTGGGGCTGGCGCCTGATGAGATTAAAACCCTCGTCACCATTATGCAGCCGCTGAAGCAGGACAAGTTCTTTAAAGGTATGGAGGATCGGTACCTTGCGATCAGTGGGGCGAGCCCGGACTTCCTCCGCAGCTTGGCAAGTTTCTTCTGGCACAACTCGAACCAGATCGCGAAGCTGGACTATAAAGGGAAGTTTAACCAGGCCATGCGTAACCTGCGGGCCGAGGTACGGGAGCTGGCAGATCAAGCCGCGCAGAGCCCGGAGGCTACGAAAGCCTACGCTGTTCGGGAGAACTTGCTGGCGTATGCCGAGCACCAGATCGAGTACGCCATGCACCCTGCGGATGAGTTCTACCGCACCCGGTCGGCCTTGTCCATCGCGTTCCTCTGGGGGAATGTGAAGACAGCTACCCTTAACCTGTACGGGCTGGTCACGACCTGGGCAGATCTAACCTCGGCCCTTGGATTTGTGAAGGGGAACGGGGTATTCCTCGGGGCGGTGTATGATAATGTCAAGGGGATCATGGGTCGCCATGCCTATACGGAGGCGGAATCCAAGGCCCTTGAACAGGCTCATCAGGAAGGGTTGATGGACCAGGCATACGCTTACTACCTTGCCGCCCAGGCAACAGCTGGGAATTATTCCAGGGCCTTCTCGAAGCGGAAGTTTGGAAGGATTGTACTGAAGGGGAAACGGAACCTGGTATCGGTGGGGATGTGGCCCTTCCGGGCAACTGAGATTGCCGCGCGCCGAATCACGTTTTTGGCTAAGTTCCGTCAGGTCCTGCGAGAGGAGATGGCGAAGCCTGAGTCCCCGGACGTGGTGCTGCCACCGGAGGTACGGGCGTACAACGAAGCGGCCAGGGTGACTAACCTTCTCCAAAACGACTACACCCAGGGGAACAGGATTCCTCTTATGCAAGGGAAGACCCTGAGTCTCGTGACCCTGTTCATGTCGTTTACGCAGCACATGATGTTCCATGCCTACGGTGGGTATGAGAAGGGAATCAACCGTCGGCTGGTGTTGGAAGGGAAGAAGCCACGGGCCTGGTTCGCCGGGCATACGATGAAGATCTGGCTTACCACCCTGCTCCTCGCGGGACTGGAAGGCCTACCAGGGTTTGAAAATATTCTGGATATCCTGGATCTGGTATGGAGGAAGCTGACCGGAAAGCCACTCCGGATGCAGATGCGACAGGTCTATCATGATGTGACTGGGCGTGATCCGAGTGAGGTCATGTATGGACTGGGGCACAATGTGCTGGGCTTTGATATTAGCCGAAGCTTGGGTTTCGGCAGGGTGGTACCGGCTACGGATGTGCTTACGCAAAGTAACAATATGCCAGCGGACGTAATGAATCTGACCTTGGGCATGGCTGGTATTGCAGGAAGCTTCGTGAAGTTTGGGCTGAATGTGATGTATCAAAAAGATAAGCCCTTGACCAGCCTGGAGCGCTACACGACCGGGATGCCTGGAGGGGTGGGGAACTTCCTGCGTGGGTTGCAGTGGTCCATGAACGGGGCGAGGGGAAGGAATGGCTCCTTGATCACGAGGGATCTGGAGTCCGGGTTGATCCGTGACTTGACGGGGGTTGAGATCGGCGGGGCTATCCTCGGCTTCCAACCTACCGCGGTGAGTCAGGAACGGGAAAAGCGTTTCGAGATCAAGGAAGCTATCCAGTACTGGCAGACACGCAGGTCGCTTCTGTTAAACCAGCTCTGGTACGCGCACTGGACTGAAAACGGCGATCTTCGGAATGATGTGAACGAGGCGATTGGGGACTACAATCGCGAGGTGCCGTACCCGACTATGCGAATCACCGGGGAAACTCGCCGGCAGAGCCTCCGCGCGCATATGAGGCAGAAGATGCTAGAGGAACGGAACATTCCTAGTCAGAAGGCTTATCGTCCTCTGGCTCGTGAAGTCGAGGAAGCGTATTAAGAAGACAGCGGCTGGTGCGTTCGCACCTGATCTCACCAGCCCGCTTTTTCTTTGCCCAATACTCAATCGCTCCCACCGATACGCCTAAGCGTTTAGCGAGAACCTCGACCGTCTCCCGGCGAAGGGTTAAATAGGCCCAGGGACAACATCCCTCGTCCCACTCGATCACCTTGCGGAAGGTGCAAAAATACCGAGCCCTGGGTTTACGCTGGTTCGACAATGGTGGCAGTCCCTTGAGAGAGTAGCTTAATCTTCTTCGCCATAACTGCGGAGAGCAGCGCGGTTTCGAAGTCGTTGGGGGTTGCCATACGGAAGACGAGGTTGAACAGTGTCTCCCGGTTGATGGGACCATGCTTATGCACATGGTCCACTACGTATTGGGCCAGCCGCGTGATGGGGCTTTGTCCGATCCCCTTGAATACCTGAGGCATCTCGGTCTCGACCATTCCGAGAAGGGCGTCGGCTTCATTCAAGTGCTTCTCGTCGATGACGAGGCTATCCCCCTCGCTGGCAGATATCACCATTGCGAGCTTATGGATGTGGGTTTGCTTTCGCGCGAGGTACCCTTCATATTCCGGCCCGGTCAGATGTGACTTGACCTTATTCCAATGGGTCGCGTACCACTGAGATCCCCATGCTATCGCAGCTGGGGTGATGGTGTACTCCCCGTAGAGGTTCGCTATCTTCTCCAAGTCGTCCAGAAGCTCGTCCCGCTCCTTGTCGAAGTTAGGAGGAACGTTCAGGGCGGGATAGGGGACTAGTTGGCGCTTGGAGTCAGCGTATAGGAAGATACACCTGGAGGTGAAACCACCTCCAATCATATACTCGGGGAAATTTTGCCCGATCCAGCTTGGCGTGGTACAGCCTATCATGTTGATCCAGGGGTTCTCAATCTGGTCATTCCCGCTGGTTTTGGTTACCTTGGTAAAGGTTCCTCGCTTCCCGTCCCAGAGGGATACGAGCACGTCTACCATATCCCTATCGTTCGGATCGAGAAAGGTGCCGAACTCGTCACTGGACACCGTGACGCAAGACATGGGCATAAGGTCCGTTGTGTTCGGGACCGGAACCAGCTCTTGGTACCGCTGGAGTGATTGGACGAGAGCCTCCCACGTTACTACATCCGGGCCGAAGTTGATATTGGGGATCTTGCGCAGCAAGTTCATACCGATATTGATGGTGGTAGATTTGCTGACGATCCCCGGCGGGGCGACCAGGATGATGTAGAAGTTAGGAGTCCATGTGAAGTACTTCTGGTCGATCCAGACGCGGCGACGCAACGCGCCCGCGACTGTAGCGATCCCAGTCCACATGAGCATCTTTTGCGGTGCCTCTGAGTACGAGGCAAACTGCATGAATGCCTTGATCCAAGATTGGTGGATGCGCTTGCTTGTCATTATTGGGCGGGTTTATGATTGAGTTTTCCCGACATTAATTTTTCGAGAGGGTCCAACTCCAGGCCTTCACGTCCCCCCAGGACTGGGAGGAAGCTGCCACCCCTGCACCGATAACGAGGGTAGGTGTATAGGGGATCGGGACGTTGAACGCGCATAGTAACTTCAGCATAAACGGAGCAAAGTCGATGGTGTCTGGTACCTGGAATACCAGGGAATCATGAACCTGGATAAGGAGCTGGGCTTCCGGTATACTAGTAGCGATGTTCATGAGTACCTTGTTGATAACAATAGCCACTGTGGATTGAGGAATCCAGGCAAGAGCCTGCGGGAGCAGGGAGTCTACCCTGTCAAAGTAAAACCGCCGGTAGCCAAACTTGTTTTCAACCATTCGCTTGGACTGGAGCTGATGCTTCACATCTTCGTGCCAGCGCTTTATTCCCGGATGTGCTCCGAACCAGTTTTTCTGAAACTGCTCCGCTTCCAGGATGGTGCAGCCGAGTGCCCTGGCGAGGGTGCGGGGGGATGTGCCATAGTTCGTGGCATGGACTCCGGTCTTTGCCTTAAACCTACGGGGATCATCCTTCCCATCACAGGCGCCGTATATCGCTTTCGCGTTTTCGGAGTGTACATCCACCCCCTCTCGGTACATCTGGAGGAGGGCCTGATCGTTGGCCTCTGCGGCTACGACTTGGGCATCTGCGGACTGGAGATCGCAATCAAAGATGATGTATCCGGGGTCGGGTACGAACATCTTGCGGAGATTGGGAAGCTTCCACCCACCCGGCAGCTCATGTTCCTTGCCAGGGATGTTCTGCATATTCAACCCGATCCCGAAGGGGCTGGTCGAGGAACTGAACCGATACGTTTCGACCTTGGCTGTGTTGAATGAACATCTGATCCGCCCATCAACATCGAGGGGGGCTTCCAGGAAGGTTGAAGAGAAAACACCTAGGGAACGGAGCGCAGTGATGCGCTCCGTGAGACACCTTAAGGGAGGATGGTTCATTCCTAGCTCAGTCAAGGTATCATCATCTACCGTGATTTGGTGAGTTTTCCGGTGGCGCTTTGGGGGAATGTTGAAGCCTTGGTACAGTAACTCCTGGACTTGCTTGGATGACTTGGGATTTACGGATACCCCGGCAAGGGTTTCAAGCTCACTCGAAAGCGCCGAGCCGGCATCGAGAATATCCATGAGGACCTGGGCTCGAAGGGCCTGATCCACCCGGATACCCCGAAGGGACATTTTATTCACCTCGCGGGTCAGGGCCATCTGGAAAGCATATACGCTCGCGAGCTTGAGTTTCTTTATTGTCTCGAACAGGACCTCATGAACCTCGAAGGTTCGCATGGTATCCTCACAACAATACCAGAGCAGCTCGTCGAGGCTGGTTGTCTTGGGGTCCCAGTACTTTCCGTCTTCTTTCCAATAGACATAGTGATCGCAATACATCGAGGCGAGGAAGTGGAGGGCCTTCGGCATTCCAGCGAACGCGACGTGCTGCGCGATCATCGTGTCGAAGTCATGGTTGGGCATGAATCCCATCTGGCGAACGAAGTACGCGGAGTCGTAGGAAAAGTTCTGGCCGAGGATTTTTCGGTCTGGATTTGTGAGAAGCATCTCCAGATCCTGCCGGATTAATGTTTCCTCCCGGAACGTCCAGGCACTCCCATTGTCTCCTACTTTGAGGAGGGGAACGCAAACAGACTGGGTTTTACTCCAAGCAATTCCTACACATATAATCTGTCCCCGGCGTGTTTCAATATCAACTGAGAGTAAAGGGGAATCCCTGAGGATAGGAAATGTCGCTCTCCAGTCCGTGTAGTCACGCACTATATCCCTGGACCAAACAGGAGGTTCCCGCCCTCCCAGAAACCAATCATAGGCTCGCCGGAAATCCTGGACCGCAATCGCGCGCCATTCCCAGTTACGTAGGATCGCAGCCGGGTGGTAGGTGGGGACGATTTTAGTCGCGAGGGCGTTAATCTGGCTCCCGCGCCAGTTCGTAATTCCCCACTTATCCGTCAGGGCCCATAGCGCCGTGTTACCGAGGGCGAGTATGAGTGCTGGCTTGTGAAGAGCTATGTTGGTGAGGAGCTGTTGTATCCCATCGAAGATGTATGGATGTACCCACTTTCCGTTGAAGTGTTTCCATCCCGCAGGTGGGGTTTTGCGGGTCGAGATCCATTCTGAGATATCGTTATTAGGCGGACGATACCTGCACACATTGTCGAAGAAACATTGCCTCGGTGGCAGATGTGCTTCCCCCAGCATCTTCTCCAGTTCCAGCCCGCTCGGACCCACAAAGGGTAGTCCGAGGCGCTCCTCCTGCGAACCCGGGGCCTCCCCGATTACCCAGATCTGGGAGGAGGGGTTTCCCTTCGCCTTTATCGGTATTGCTGTCATGCTTGTCCTCTTCCAGTTTAATGATCCGCTTTAGAAGGATCTTGTTTTGCACTAGGAGATCTTCAACCTGCTTCTCTAACATTTCCGTCCTGGTAACAAGGCTGTGGGGCCCGTCGAGGTTATCAGGGTAGGCTGTAGCTGGAGGGGCTATATTCACCTGACTCGTGGTGATCTGCGGCCAGTTACCGGAATGGGTATGCGCTGCGCTTGGTATGCTTGGAGGAACCATAACTCCTGGGTAGAGTGCTGTCTGCATAGCCTGCATTTTTTGATGCTCAAGGAGCTGCTGTTGGTAAAGCCTATCCAGCTCATTTGCAGTTATCGCGGTAACTTCTCCAGGACCAGCTTTCCCTAACCTCTCGTAGATTTCCTTCCTTAATTTTTCTGGTATGAGTGCCACTTAGCTCTCCTTACTATCCGATACAGTGACTGTCCGCACGTCCACTCCATACAGGTCGAGTGCGCGACGAACACGCTCCTTGGCTTGCCGGGCTGAGACCGGTTCACGGTAAGTTACAGTGATGGTGAAGGTATGAACTGGTTTGAGATGCTTTGTTCGTTTCGCTTTCATTTCCTGAAGCGCCGGGTCCTGCTCACTGGGGAGCGGTTTATAGATTACGGGCGGATAGCGGCGAGTCACTTCTGCTCCTTCATGGCTGCGTCTACCGTTTCGGTCAAGCCCCGTCCGACAGCGGAACCGCCTTCCCATTCGATGCGTGTATTGCAATCTCCGTCTTCTCGGATTCGCAATGGCTGGTTATTTTCCAGCCACCGATACCGCGCCGCATCCCTCGCCATCGCTGCAGCTTGGGTGAGGAGATCAGCAGCTCGGCGGGATACGTCTCCGCGTTGCCAGAAATTGAGCAGCGACTCCACCTCCGCCGAATCACGCAATTCCCGCGCCGCTTTCTCGAACTCTTCTGAGGTGGTCATACCACATCCCCGTTTGGCCCCATTCGGAGTGTTCCAGCTATTACCTTCTCCTTGTCGTGCAGGAGGGCGTGGGCATTGCGACAATCGCCAAGCTTGATGATTGCAGTTCCGCGTCCGAAGATTATTGATTCATCACCCTGGACATTCCCACCTAGCGCAGCACAAAGATCAGGATGCGCGAATGGCCGCAACGCCGCCTCTAGCGCGAGGATGCGCTGCTCGCTTGCCTCAAATGCCTTGACGATTTCAACTAACGCTATTGCGCTGCGGTTCATGTCTCGGTCACGATAGCCGCCAATCACATCACCCAACCAGCCGCCGAGTTTCGGATAGTCAGTGCGAATTTCTCTCCCTGCGAATATCATCCCGCCTCCCCTTCGCGTCCTGACCAGTCGATGATGAGGATCGGATTCCTGTCTATCCCATGTTCCCCCGATTCCTTTCCCCGCTCGATGCGCTCCTTGAGGGTGCGGAGAAGGGCGCAATCTTTCTCGCAGTTCCCGTCGCCATAACCGCGAGCTTCATACCACTTTATTGCCCGCTCCAACGCCTCGCAGTACTCGCGCTTGTTCATTTGTGCCCCAGCTCCCATCCCATCCCAGTTCGCGGGCCGAAGTTCTCCTCGGGTATCCCACTCCACGCCCCGGTCTGAGCCGAGCTGTCCGATTGAATCCTGAAGAGGAGGGCAAGGCGCCCGTTCAGCTTCCACCCGAACCCAGCTTGAAGGTAGGCCTTCTTGGTGGTGCTACCGCTCCAGCGGATCTGGAAGAAAAAGCCGAGGGGCCAAACCAACCTCACGAAAATGGCCGCATTCCAGAACAGCGCATCGTTCGCGTAGTAGTCGAAACCTTCCCCTCGTGTCCAACAGGGTTTCCAGGTGAAGGGTATTCCTTCTGGGGTCCGCTGCCATCCAAAGGCCCAACCGATTGACTTCACCCCCTCAACGTGGACGGTCGTCCAGTTCCCCAGCTTCCAGAGCAGCCAGGATTCCCCTGGGTGCCTGTCTTCGAGTAGCTTCATTTTAATCCTTCCAAAGTCTATAGAACTGATACACCGCCCAGCCAATCACCCCGCCGAAAGTGCAAAGGGCTAGGGCCTGGAAGAATAGCCAGACGGCGTACCAGAACCACGCTTCAATCTCGACCATTACGGCCCAGTAGTAAATGGCGGCGCTACCTTCCAGTCAGGTGTCTTGGGGCACATCAGGAGTTTGAACCGTTCCGGGTCTCGCTTCTCTTCGAGCTGGCAAATGATGAGGTAATCGAAAACAGCGATAAATCCCATCACTGCCCAGCCAAGCCACATGGGACCGTGACCACCAGCGGAAGTAGCTCCGGTGGACTGCGCCGGGGGAGCCGTTGTGGGCGGAGGGGCTGCCGGTGGAGGGCTCGGCGGAGGCGTGACCACGGGCGGAGGCGGTGGGTTCGGGGGGAATATTATCCCGTTGTGGGCCTGGGCCGTACCCATTGCCAAGATACAGGCCATTGCCAGAGCTGTGCGTTTCATGCGTCTTTCCTTTCGTTTCTTAAGGGTTGATATGATGCTACGGTGTATCCTGCTTCTTCTGCCAGGGTTTGAAACAAGGGAACGTGGAGGCCCCCAGCAAATAGCTTCCACGCAATTTCAGGAGTGCTGGCCCGAGTGTTCGGGAGTATCCAGCCCGTCGGGGTTCTAATCGCTACTGTTAGCATCTTTCGCCCCCGTGCGGTACCCGACCCACTTCGGGCCGAGGTAGTGGATGGCTTCCTGGAGTTTCTTTTCCATCCTCGCGGCTTTTTCTTTGTCTGGAGTAAAGAAACGGTCCAGTGGATAGATTTGGACATAGCGCAGAATCCCGAACAGGTCCATTATAATAGCTCCTCTGTCATGGTTTCTTCCAGCCGGGTGAGGGCGAGGTTGTACGTGTCCTCGTTAAGCTCGATCCCGGTGGCTTGGAGTCGAAGGTTGTTTGCTGCCGGGAAAACCGTTCCTGAACCCATGAAGGGGTCCAGGATACGGTCCCCCGGCAGGCAGCTGCGAGAGAGTAGATCGGTGTACAGTTGCACAGGTTTCTGGGCGCCGTGACGGAGGCTGGTCACCGGGTCAACCACTATCACATCGTTCCGGACGCTAAGGGTCCTTCGCGAGCCCTTGTTTGCAAAGACGATTAACTCATATGTATTCCTCGGTCCAAGTTCCGGAGCCGGGAGCATTCCATTACCTTTTGCCCAGATGAGGGGCCTATGCCAGACCTTCCAACCGGAAAGTTCCAGATTAAGCTTAATATAATCCCACCATCTGAAGTCAAAAAACATATATAGGTGCGCTTCGGGTTTGGTTACACGGGCGGCCTCCTTTGCAAAGATGGTGATGAGGTTCTTGAATTCCTCCGGGCTATCGGAGTATGCGTGCCCAAGCTTTGCCTGGGTTCCGAAGTCATCAGCCCCGATGCCGTAAGGCGGATCGGTTATGATGCAGTCGAACTGGCCCGGCTCCAACCCTGCGAGATGCATGAGAGCATCTCCCCATAGGGGAGTATGGGGGGAGGAGTCGGGGTTAAACATAGTCGCGAGGTTGGCGCGGTGTTCGGCCTCGACCTTGCGACGGATGATCTTGAGTGCGTCCTTGAGGGACGCGGCCTTCCGCACCTCGGGATCGTCAAGGTGCTGCTCCATTACCAGTGCATCCCGAATGTGCGCGATTTGGGTAGGTGCCGGGACCTCGGTCTGGAACACTTCCTTTGCGGTTGCGGAAAGCGTTTGGGGTTGCCCCGATTGCCGCGCCCGCCTGCGGTGCAGCTCCGCCTCCGCACGTACCCTGTCTTGCCAGGGCAAGTCCACCCTCCGTATGTTTTCATCTAGTTCTGCCTCGAAAGCGTCATCAGGGTCAAGGGATTCCAGCCACACGACAGGGATTTCTTCCCAGTCCAGCAGCTTACAGGCACGCAGGCGCCGTTCTCCTGCGACGAGTTCGTAATGCTCGGGGATTTCCGTTCCCTGCCGAACGACGATGGGCTGGAGGAGACCGAGGCGCAGAATCGAATCAGCAAGTTCTGATATCTTCGATTCCTCGAACTCGCTACGCTGCCGCGAGCCCGTTATCCTGATCTGGTTTATTGGTAGCTTGTTCATCTTTCGGTTCCTCTGGGAGTTCGACTTCTATGCTCTCGCCGGGATAGCCCAGCATGTGGTGATGGGCCAGCCATAGCATTGCTGCAAGTTCATAGTCTTTCGTTTTCAGGCTAATCAGCGCCATCCGACGAAGAGATGCTACTGTACTTAAGCGAGTTACGACGATTTTCACGATTTGTGCGCTCCTGTTCTACTTGAAGGTCTCGGCGCTCGAGGAGCATCCCCAGGTATTTGACCGCGGACTTTGCGTCCTCGAACTTCAAGGGGACTTCTTCTCCTTCGAGTCTGGTTGCATCTACGATACACCCTGGAAGGGCTATCTTTGTAGATAGGTGGAAATCGAAATTCTCCCGGAACGAGATGGATATGTTCCAGGTGTTATTGGGACTCCGGCCTAGTTGATGTACTAGGTCTAGCATGGAGTCTGCTGTTACTTGAATCGTCATATTTCCTCCAATGCCCATAGTGCCGGGAAGAGTTGGCAACGCGCCCTCGGGCTCTTCCCGGCTTGGATCTGGGGCTATGGCTCCCAGTCAACCCCCCGAGGTTAGACCTTGCCGACGCGAAGGACTTTCGCGTAGATGTTACCGTCCTTACCCATCTCGTTCTTGACCAGAACCTTGGCGCTCCGGCCCTCCAACATACGGAGGGAGAACGCTTCCCCGGCCCTGTTCAGTCCGACCGCTTCCCGCAGCCGCCCGATATCGGCGGTGCGAGCGAGGTCCGGACCCGAGGGACCGTCTTCCAACCAGATCGTCTGGCGGGCACCCGAGCCTTTGTGATCCACCACATCCCACATGACTTCGAGGATGGGGCGGTTCTCGGCGCCAACCATCTTGGCCTTTACAGACCGGACGGTGGCGACTTGTTCCCCTTCCGGGGGCGGCGGAGCTTGGGTTACGGAAGCATCGTTGAAGGTGGCGTCAAGGAACTGATCGGGATCGAAGTTTGACATGAATTTCTCCAAGATTGAAAGAGTTGTTGAAAGCACGATTGCTAGCATGGGCCTTAAAACGTGAATCTATTCCGACCGGCCCAGTTGTCGAAAATCGGTTTGAAGGAGGGTGGCTGGTTCGCAGCGATCCCAATGTTCCTGGCTTTCAAGTCCACGTTCACGGCGCTGGTATCCCAGGTGAACTTTGTCCCATCGCGCTTAGCGAGGATCACGTCACTGAAGAATCGGGGGATGACTGGGGCGAGCTTCCGACCAAGGGTGCTTGCCATAAGGGTCATGGCACCAGTGGTCTCGTCCTGTTCCCGTTCCAAGTGAGCGGTGAGGCAGAGGGGACAGTTGATCGCGGTGAGCCGGGTGATGAGGTTATTAATCGCAGTCATGGCGATATTCCAATCCCCTGGACCCTTCACGGGCTTACCCCCGACGACCAAGTTCATTGCCATTGGGTTGATCCCGGAGAGGCTGTCGATGGCCAGTGCGTAGCGGAGGGGGAACTTGTCCACCGGACCCCACGAGCGTCCACAACAGTCGCACTTGAAATCAGAAAGTGTGGTGAGGAGTTCGATGAACTCAGTATAGATGGACCGGTTGGGGTCCTGGAATTTGCTGAGGGCTTCAAAGGAGAGCTTATGGATCTGTTTGGTTAGCTCGATCATCGCGTCCCAGTTCGGCGCGACAGCCGGGATGTAGCGGAAGTGGTAGCGGTCACGGGGAAGGTCAGCGTTGACCTCCGGGCCGTTCGGCTCGGTGTAGATTGCGAACAGGCGCATCTGCGGGTTGATATCAAGGTACGTCCGAAGGGAGTATGTCTTCCCACTCCCGGTCGCGCCAATAAGGAGCGTCTTCGGGGCTGTCAGGTATGGCGCCGGGTTCGGCTGAGCTTGCTGTTGCATCGCTGGTGGGGCGGAGGGAAGGGTAGTGCTGCCAGAAGTAGTTGTCATGTTCTATCCACAGTTGGTTTTCCCGAAGTAGTAGCCCCTCGGGGATGGCTTTATCGAAGTCGGGGTCGAAGGCCTCGAGAAGCAAGGAGCCGGGCCGGTCGATGGCTGTCCACTCGTGGGTCCAGCACCGCACGACCACAGGGAAGGTATGCTTTCCTTCGATGATGGCAGTGGCCCAGACCTTGGCGCATACTGGGCAGAACCAAGCATACGACCAAGCATTATCGGGCCGCTCGACGCTGCCGAAGTTACACCCCTCGATGATGAAACGCTGACGGGTCATGGTACGATCTGCGCGTTAGGGTCTACGGTAATGTCGATTGGTGACCAGTGATGCACCACAAACCCCGCCGTTTGAAGGGAAGATACCGGGTCTGGTTGGGTGCAATGCTTACGAAACTGGCACCCACCGTAGCTGGCGCAGATGGCCTTGTCCAGGGTGAGGGAGTAAGAGCCGATCGCGGTTGCTTGTTGGAGCCGGGTTACATCTTCCTGGACGCTTTGGTACCAGAGGGACAATTCGTGTTCGGTCCTGGACGTGAAGTGCTGAACGTGCCGGATATCGTTCGCGTATAAGCCGATGCCCCGAATCACTGCGCCCGCTACGGCGTAGCCCATTTGGCGTAGGGACCAGATATACCCGGTTATCTGCCCGTCGATATCCCACTGATCCGCCCAGCTCCCACCCAGCTGCCCGGTGGTCTTCTCGTCCACTATGACGATCTGATTCCGGTAGTACGCGAGCATATCGAACTTGCCCGAATACTGGAGCATATGGGCACTGCCGAGGGGGAGGAGGAGAGGGGTTGTGAATGAGAACTCAACCGCCGGGCCGTTAGGGGTGCTGAGGGGCTGGAGCACATCCGTGTCCAGGCCGTACTCGTCCCAGTAACTATAAAACGCAGCCACCATACGGTCAAGGGTTTTATTCCGAGGAACGTCCCCGTTAACTTCTCCGAAAGCGGTTAACAGCGCCTCGAGACCACGGGTCATGGCCTCGGCTTCGCTGGCCGCTCCCCCGAAGTACAGGCGCCGTGTTACTTCGAGGCCCTTGGCCAGGGCCCCGCCCGCGTTGAGGTTAGCGTTGGTGGCGCTGGGGGTGTAACCCAGCCCGTGCCGGAGTGCGTACTTTCCGGGGCACTGCCGGAAAGTACTTCGCACCGTGTTGTCGATGATCGAAGGGAAAGCGATGCCTTGTAGGTTGAGCATGGGTTGAGATGCTCCTATTGGAAGTCATTAATCAGGTCGTCTAGAGACATGGTGGGCTGAGCCCTCGCTGCCTTCGCGCGCTTGGTTGGCTCGGACAGGATGCCCTGGCGCAAGGCGCGATACGCAGCCAGCAGCTCCTTGTGCTCTTCGATGGTGAGTTTCTCGCCCGCGAGCACCCGAGCACTTCCTCGAGCAACGAGATCCTTGAACGGGACAGTTGATACTGTACTATCGTCTGACATTTGCTGCTCCTTGATTGCCCGATTTAACGGGATCGTTAATCATACATCAAAAACGACCAGAAATCAAGAACTACTTTCACCCGAGCTAGGCGGAAGGAGATTAAATCCCCTGCGTTTCAGCTCGTTGGTGAGAAGTTCTTGGATGAACTGTGACCGCGCGCCGTAGGGAACCTTACCATAAAGGGGGTCCAACAGCAACGTGTCCAGCGTGGTGAGTACGTGGACAGGGAGCCAGATGTGCAGGTCCGCCATCGGGATGGGAGACTTAGGCCTTCCTCTTTTCTTCGGCATCACGCCCTCTTTGTTTAGCAACATCACGGAGAAGTTCGAGGTCCTCGACCGGACAGTCACGGTCGAACTGGTTATACACGAGGGAGAGCATATGCAGCATCCCTGCGAGAAAGTGCCAGATTTCCGGATCTGGGTCGTATGATAGCGCCATCTGCCACCTGGGAAGGATGATGTTAACTAGCATAAACGACGGAGTTTGATATGAGGTTAGGCTAGACATGAAGGACCTCCCCCGGATACGGAGTCTGCACGGTGTCGTAGATGATCCAGATTGTTCTCGGGAACGGCTCAGCGGGATCACCGGCTTCCCCGTCCGTGAGGACAATGAGGTAATCCGGCTGGACCCGGTTGGCGTACTCGACTGGCCCGGTAAAGCTGGTTCCTCCCCCGATCCGCGGGTGGAAGTTCAAGGGTTCGTGAAGGGAGACGATTTTGGTCTCGACTATCTGGTAGTTAAACGTCACGATGTGGAGCTTTTCCACGAGGAGACTCTTGCGAAGTTTGTCGA